CGGTCGGGCCGGCGCTGTCAGCCTCGGGCTCCTCTGCCGCGGGGGACAGGGGGAAGGCCGCCAGCGGGTTGTCCTCCTCTTCGTCTTCCTCCTCCTTCAGAGTGCTGACGTCGACCTCCTTGCCGTCCGGCCCGTAGACCTTCAGGTCGCCCTTGTTCCACGTGAGGCGCTTCTCGAAGTCGGCGCTGTCGTCGGGTTCGGCCATCGTCATGCCCTCGGCTTCTTAGGTTTCGGTATGTTGAACTTCACGTCGCCGAGCACGCCCAGGATGGTCGCGTTGCTGATGCCGGCGCTCTGCAGCTTCGAGACCTTCGACAGCAATTCTTCGACGAACTCGTCGTTCATGCCGTGTGTGCGATCGCTCCTGACCGGGCTCTTCCGCTCGGTCGTAACCGGCACCAGGTGCGCCGGAACCTTCAGACCTCTCGCCATAACCTACGCTCCTTTCAGCGGCGCCAGCCGCCTCCCCTGCGATGTCTCGCGGACCACGCGCACAGGCGCGCCCGCTTCCTTCATCTTCCCTCGGTGGTAGCTCACGTCGGCCGCCGTGGCCTTGCTCGTCTTGAAATGTTCATGCACCGCGGTCACGATCTCCTCGGTCGTGAAGACCTCCATCGTCAACAGCAGCCTGATGTAGTTGCCCGAACCGAGGTCAGCCTTCGGCACCGGGAACTTCGCCGGCCTTGGCTTCGCCGGCTCGCCCTGCAGGACCTCGGTGCGCGGCAGGCGGGGCTGCCTCGGCGATCCTGACCTCACTGTGGCAGGCTCCGTGGACGTCTCCCCGAACGGCACCTCGCGGCGCTGCACGTCATCCGCGTCAACGGGCGGCCGCCTGTAATCGTATTCCACCAGCTTGGTGTCAGCGAGCGGCGCGTCAGCGTCTATGGCTGCCTTCACCGACGCTGCCAGCCACTCGCCGACCTTCGGACAGACGCCGCGGGCTATCTCCGCAGCTCTGGCGTTCTTGCCGTTGGGCGTGAACACGAAGTCAGCCGGGAAGCCCGACAGCAGCTGTATCTCCTCGGTGGAGAGGAAGCGGTTCTCGACGGGGTGCGCCAGGCAATAGCCAACCGTGGCTCCGCTCGGCCTGTCGACCGGCAGCCGGCAATGACCGAACGCCGGCCTGCCCGCCACGCCGCCCTGCGCGTTCCGCTTCCACTTGCTCTCGTCTGGGTGCGTGCGCTCCCAGAACTTGCTCAGCCGCTCGCCAGGCAGCACCTTGGCCAGACGTTTCGCCGTGAAGTAGTCCGGCTTCTCGATCATCGGTTCCCCGACCGGCTTGTCCGGCAGCACGTCGAGCGGAACCGGAGGCGGCGCCCAGTTCGGAGCGCGCGGGGAGAAGCCGATACGGTGGAAGACGAAGAACACGCGCTTCCGGGCCTGTGGGAGGCCCAGGTGCTGCGCGTCGTGCAGAAGCACGGTCGTGGCGTAGCCGTCGTCGGCCGCCTCCTTCACCATGTTCTCGATGAACTCGCGACCTTTGCTCCAGGCCTGCGTGACGCTCTCCGTGGCGTAGACCTTCGGGCGCAGCGTCTTCCGGAGGTTGGCGCACGTGAGCGTGCAGGCGAGCCGCGGATCAGTGAGCCACTTGTCTGTGCCCCGCGTCTTCGTGTAACCGGCTACCGAGAACGGCGCGCACGGAGGGTTGGCGAACACGAAGTCGACCTTGTCCTTGAAGAAGTCCAGCGGCCAGTTGTCGACGCCGACGTGGATCGGTATTTTCGGGAAGTTGCGCCGCGCCGTCGCCACGCCGTAACTGCTCTCCTCCAGGTGCGCCAGCACGTTGAAGTGCTTCTGCACTCCCAGCGAGAAGCCGCCCGCGAAGACGTCCGCAGCTATCGCCGTAAGTTTTGCCATCACGCGCTCTCCCTCATGAACTCTGCTTTGTCGATCGCCGCTCGCCTGGTGGCACGTTCGGCCTTGATACGTTTCTCCTCCCGCAGGAACTCCCGCAGGCGCTTGTCCTTCGGTTTCACGTTCCGCTTGCCGTCAACGAAGATGGCCCAGCTGTCCGCGGCGTACTGCCCAAGGCCGACCACCGACTGGACCTCCTTGTAGTTCGTCAGCGGCTCCTTGAGCCACCTGAACGCGAGGTTCCTGATGACGCGAGCCCTGCTGACCGGGAAGCCGAGCGGGCGCATCTCGTCCTGCGTCTCCTCCAGGGAGAGCCCGGCAAGCAGCCCCTCGGGCGACGGCCACGCGCCCATCAGGCCAGCGTGGATCGGCTGCGCCTCCTCCCACCTCGCGCGGTTCACCATGACGCAGCCGACCAGCAGCCAGAACTTCCAGTGCTTCGGGCGCCTGCGCGCAAGGGTCTCCTGGAAGAGGAGGACGTACGGCTTGCGAAGTGTCATCGCGGCACCAGGTCCGGGCAGGGAAGCCCTAAACCATGAAAGCCCCCGCAGTTGAGGCAGCGCTCCGGGTCGTAGGGCTGTTCGTATCCGGGAGCGGCCGGAGGCCCTGTCCTCCCGCTCAGCCTGTCCGCGATCTCGTGCGCCGTCGCGGCGAACTCCTCCAGCGTCAGGTATCCCGGGTTCGTCTCAATGACGCGCCCGAGTCGGATCAGCGGGACGCCGTCACGCAGCAGGGTCCAGCCGGCGGTCTGCCCCGGCCTGTTGGGTTTCGCGGTCCATTTCGCAGTCTTCATGTTCATGCTTACCCCACAAACGACGAAGGCCCCCGGTTAAGGGGGCCTTGATCTTTAGAGAGTTAGGGAGAGAGGTCTGAGGTCTACTCCTCCTTCGCGACCCGCGCGTCCGGCACGTTCTTGATGCCGTCCGCCCGGAGCTTCTGCCGGTTCCAGCTGACGTCCGAGCCCTTCGCGGTGCTGTCGGGGTAGTGCTTCTTGACCTTCGCGAGGATGTCCTCGGTCGTCGCGCCCTTCATGATGAGCGAGCGGATGAACAGGCCGCAGGTCGTGCCGGCCGGCGGGGCGCCGTTGCCGATCTCGATGAAGGCGGGGGCCTTCACGCGGGGGGTCGCGGACTTCTTGGCGGCCTTCTTGGCGGCCTTCTTCGCGGGGGTCTTCTTCGTCTTGGTAGCCATGGTCTTCTGCCTCTTCGGTTTGACTGACGCCGGCGGGATGCTTTCCTCGGTCCCCGCGGCCGGCGCCTGATCTCCGGGAACGGGAGAAGTGATACAGGCTTTCAGGACCATTGCAAACACCTTCTTCGCACCTTTTTTCAGATCATCGAAATTTGATGTTTTGTTACCGCCCTCCGGGAGGAGGCCGTTGTGGAGGGCGACCAGCTCCGCGGAGGAGGCGGTGGCGAGGTCGTTGGCGCCCTGCAGGGTGTAGAGGCGAGTCCCGGCCTCCCACTCACCCGCGGCCATCGCCTTGGCAGCCGGCAGGTCTGAGAACGGAAGCACGAGGGTCTTGCCCGCGGGGGTCAGCTGAACGAGGTATGTTTTCATGTCTTCTCTCTGGCTCTGAGTTACCGGGTCGGGGAGGTCCCGCCCGAGGTCCCCACCCTACTCCCTTGTTTAGGCAGGAGTAAACCCCTAAAATCTGCCCGCCAGACAGCCTTCCCCGCCTAGAGGGGGTAAGGGTACACGCTGCGGGGGGCCACCAGGTGGAGGCTGCCGGAGGCCCGGGTGACGCCAACGTAGAACACCCGGTGCTCGGCGTCCGGGTCCTCCTCGTAGCCCCTCTTCACCCTGTAGGTCATGTCGGTGACGAGCAGGACGTTCTCCGCCTCGGCGCCCTTTGCCCCGTGGACGGTCTCCACCCTCACGCGGGGGGCCTCCGTCAGCTTGTCGCCCCTGCGCAGGCAGGCCAGGTAATACTCGCGGTCGTCCGGGCTGATCCGGACTAGCGCATCGTGCCAGATCGCCTCGAACCTCACGCCCAGCTCTGCCGCGTCGTAGGTCCTGTCCTCAGCCATCTCCCTCACCGGCAGGCCCATGGCTTTGAGCGCCGCGATCGCCTCAGGCCCTTCCACCCTGGAGCCTCTCCGCAGCCTCTCGTACGCCAGGATGGCCACGACGTGGGCGGGAGCTACCGAGGGCCTGCCTTTCGTCGAGTACACAACCCCCTGCCTCCGCGCCTCTTCTTCCAAAGGTCCCAGCTGGTAGCGCGTCCGCGCCAGCACCAGCCACTTGCCTTTGGACAGGTCGACCTCCTCAGCACCCGACACCCACTCGACGGCTCCGGCGCGGCCGCTCGACCTCGTGTCCTTTGGGAAGCGGCGCCCGATCCTGCTCACGACCTCGCGGCTGAGGTCGAACACCTGCTGCGGCAGCCGGTGGGACAGGGGGAGGACCTCGCGCTCGTAGCCCAGGCTCATCAGATGACCTGTGGCCGCGCCGGACCACTCGTAGATCGCCTGATCGTCGTCGCCTCCGACCCAAAGCTCGTCGGCGTGCGAGAAGGCCTTCTCGACCACCTTCCACTGCAGCAGCGTCAGGTCCTGCGCCTCGTCGACGATCGCCACCTTCACCGGCGTGGGGCCGCCGTCTCCGAACGCGTAGCGCTCAAGCATGTCGGTGAAGTCGATCAGCCCGCGGTCCTCGCGGAACTTTGTGTAGGCGTCGGAGAAGCGCTTCAGCCGGAACCACTCAAGGTCGCCGCCGACGTCCTGGTTGGTCTCCCAGGCGCGGCGCAGCGTCGTAAGCATCATCCGGGCTTTACCGTCGATGGTTATGAGCGGGTCGGCGCTCATCCCGGTGGCCGGCACCGTGACGTCGTAGCCGCGCGGGTCGATCAGCTCGCCCGTCAGCTCGCCAAGCTCCAGCAGGTGCTGCTTGCTGACCACGTCGCGTTTGCTCACACCTAATTCTCGAAATGCTAAAGAGTGGAGCGTGCGGAAGTACGGCAGGTCCTCCTCCTTGAGGCCGAAGCGTTCCATCGCCCGGTCGCGCGCCTCGTCGGCCGCGGCGTTGGTGAAGGAGCAGAACGCGATCTGGTTGGCGCGCACGCCGCTGTCGAGCGCCTGCTCCATCACCTGCAGCAGGCGCGTGGTCTTGCCGCATCCCGGACCACCAAGAACTAAAGTTTTCTTCATGTATACTCCGCGCGCCGCTTAAACAGTTTAGCCTCACCCCGCCGCGTGTTCACCACCGGCGGAACCGGCTCCAGATGGTCCGGGTTGCTGCAGCCGCGAAACCTGCAGAGGTGGTCGAGGTTGAGCCACCAGCAGACCGGGGCGACTAACAACGAATACACGACGCGGTGGAGCATAACGTGATGCCCCTGCCACATCGTCTTCGCGTGGCCCTTCCCCGTCGTCCACCTGCCGACGAAGACCCAGCAGCCGCTGATCGGGCAGACCGTCAGCAGCTTCCGGATGCGGGGAGGGAGGGCCTCGATGTCGTGCACCTCAGTCTTCCTTGCGCCTCTCCTGCGCCGCGTAGAACCGCTGCAGGTCGTCGAGGACTACGTCCGACAGCTCCCACACGAAGCGCACCCAGGCGACGGGGTACGCCGCGGCGAGGCCCGTCAGGAAGAACACCCAGCCGAGGAAACGCGCAACCGCTCTCAGGTATTTCATCCGCTCACCCCCGTGAAAGGTTTCCCGGTGCTGACGCCCAGCACGGCCTCGTCACCGTGCAGCTTCTTCAGCTCGATCAAGCGTCGGAACTTCGCCGCGCGCAGCTCCTCGTCGGTGAACATGTCACGGTACACGAGCACGTCGATTGCCGCGAGCACGTCGCCAACCTCCTGGGCGGTGACCCTCGGCTGCTGCGCGGCTCTCGCGCCGTCGGAAAGGTACTCGCAGGCCTCGACCAGGAGGGACAGGGGGTTAATCATTCGCAGCTCCTCCGCCCGCTCGCGTCGATCTCGCAGCTGACCTCGCCCTCGTCCTTGACCGGCTTCGCTTCGACCAGCAGCGCGAAGCGCTTGCCGCCGCTGTTGAACGTGGTCGCGCCTTTCGCGCCGCCCTGGTACGCGTCCACGTAGATGTTCTTGAAGTCGTCCCAGGGCATGTCGGGCGACACGTTGCAGGTCTTGCTGACCGCGCTGTCGACGTGGGCCTGCGCCGCGAGCAGGACGTTCACGTGCTCCTGCGCCGTGACGTCGCGGCTGAGCTTCCCCCTGACCCCCAGGAAGCCGACACCGTAGTCCTGCAGCACGGTCTTCATGACACCGTCCGGCGTGTTGATGTTCCGCGTGGTCTCGTGGGAGAAGACCGGCTCGACGCCGGAGCTGATGTTGTCGCAGGTCATGCTGATCGTGCCGGTCGGAGCGATCGAAGTGAGGTGGCTGTTGCGGATGCCGTTGGAAGCTATCAAGAATTTCACGTCGTCTGGCAGCGTCTTGATGAACTCTCCCTTCATGTAGCGCTCCTCGTCGAAGAGAGGGAACGGCGCCTTCTCTCCGGCGAGAAAAGCTGAGGCTCGGTAGCTCTCGACGTTGATCGTTCGCAACACACGGCCCTCGAAGTCCAGGAAGGCGGGGGAGCCGTACGGGAAGCCGAGCGCCTCGCCCGCGTTGGCCAAGCCCATCACGCCGATGCCCATGCGCCGCTTGCTGACCGCCTCGCCGCGCTGCTCGGCGAGCGGATAGATGGTGCGGTCCACGACGTTGTCCATGGCACGGACCACGGCCGGCAGGTCGGTGATGAGCTGGTCGTAGTTGAAATAAAAATCCGGCTCGCCATTGTCAGCTTCCGCCACGCTCTTGACGTTGGGGGTCAGGTACTTCGTAAGGTTGAAGCTCCCCAACAGGCACGCCCCGTACGGGGGCAGCGGCTGCTCGCCGCAGGGGTTGGTGGCGGCGATCGTCTCGCAGTAGTGAAGGTTGTTCATGCGATTGATCGTGTCGATGAAGAGCACGCCGGGCTCGGCCCAGTCCCAGGTCGATCGCATGATGCGCTCCCACAGCGCGGCCGCGTCGACCTCCTTGTAGTCCTCGCCTTTCCACTGGAGCCAGAAGGTGGAGCCCCGCGCGACAGCCTCCATCAGCTTGTCGGTGACGGCGACCGAAACGTTGAAGCCTTTCAAAGCAACATCGTTCTGCTTGGCCCCGATGAACTCCTCGATGTCCGGGTGGTCACAGCGTAGCACTCCCATCTGCGCCCCTCTCCGATGTCCGAACGACGCTGTCGCCAGGCAGACCGCGTCGAACACCGGCATGAAAGACACGGGGCCGGACGCCTGCGAGTCGATCTTGACGACGCGGAAGCCGCGCGGCCTCAGCGTCGAGAAGTCGTAGCCGATGCCGCCGCCCATCCGCATCGTCGCGGCCGCCTGGTGCGCTCTCCCCATTATCGACTCCTGCCCGTCGACGAAGGTGTCGGCGATAGAGCCGCTGACGAAGCAGTTGTACGCGGTCGTCCTCCGCGTCGCGCCCATCGCCGCCTGTATCCTCCCGCCGGGGCAGAAGCGCTGATTGAGAAGGATTTCCCTGAACTCGTGGTAGTGCGCGTCGGTGTCCTTCAGCGCGAAGGCCACGCGGTTCATGGCCTCGCGGAAGTCCTCGCCGGGGCCGCGGTACTTCATGGCGTGCAGCTCTTCGGCCTGCGGGGTCTTGGGGCCGTACTGGTTGGTGGTCACTTCGTCTGCTCCTCTGCTCTGTTTTCCCGATGACGGAAAAACGGTTAATCACATCTCCTCTTTCTCTACCCTCGGCACGTCATGCTCAGCCGTCTGCTCCTCGAAGCTGACGACGCTCCAGCAGTTGACGCCCTTGCCCTTCAGCTTGTAGAAGTGGTGGTCCACGCCCTCGCGCTTGAGCCACGCGTACACGCCCTTCTCGCTCACGCCGGCGACGCGGTGCTGCTGCAGGTACGCGAAGAAGTCCGACGCGCGGAAGAACGTGCGGCCGTTCTCGACGTCCATGAACGGCTTGCCCATCAGCAGCTCGTCCAGAGCCCTCGCCCTGCTTCGTCCCGTGCAGAACGCCTGCAGGTGCTCGCCCAGCTGGCCCTCCTTGGTGGCGTCCTTCGGCACGTCCACGTGCTCGGCGCTCTCCAGCTTCTCGCGCACGATCCTCTGCCACGCCGGGCCCTTCAACATCGTGGGCCATTTCCTGATGCCCTTGTTTATCACGGCGCGGTGGAACAGCGTCTGGTTCATCAGGACCTCGGCGTCGACCTCGATGCGCGCGCCGTCCACGTCCCAGATGAAGAGCGGCGGCTCGGTCATCAGCATCACCAGCGGCCCGAACACGACGCCGGGGTCCTCGTTCTCCTTGCCGACGCCGAACTCGCGCGTCTGGCAGACCTCCTTGTTGCAGACGGCGCAGATGGGCTCGTCTTTGCACTTGTACGAGTAGGCCTTCTTCCTTACGGACTTGGCCGTGTTGCCGACCTCCTCGCCGGTCAGGGGCGGCGACATGAACTCCTGGTTGTAATTCTCCAGATGCTCGCCGAACTCGTCGCCGTAACGCTTGCGCAGGTAGACCGCGATGGAGAACAGGCCGTTGTTCCGGTGACCGCTGAAACCTGTGACGGCGAGGGTCTGCAGACACGGCGGGGCGCCGGTGAAGAGGTCGCCCGTGGTCTCGTCGGGCGGAAGCTCGAAGGCGCGCAGCCAGTCCTCGGTCACGGACCTTTCCGCGGCCAGGTCGAGGAACTCCGCGGCCGAGAGCGCCTGACCTTCCACGCTCAGCGCGTAGCGCGTCGTGCGGCCTCCGCCCTGGTACGGCATGTTGATCCAGTTGCCGTAGTCGCGCTCGCTCGCCAGGCTGATCTGCTTGGGGAACACCTCGACGCCGGGGTAGCCCAGCGCCACGGCCCACTCCATCAGCTTAGAGCGCACCAGCTCGGAGGGGCAGGGGGATGACATGAATACGTAGAGGTGCGCGCCCCCTGACTTCGTGCGGCAGAGCACGACGGGCAGCCCCTTCTTCCGGCAGAGCCTCTCCAGCGAAGGCAGGTCGAGCGGGTACACGTCGACGTCGATCGCGCCCCAGCCGCACGAGTTGTCCTCGGTGATGGGCGTGACTCCGAGCCCGAAGCTGCGCTCGCCCTTCAGGTGCCTGGCCCAAAGCTCCGCGCTCAGTGGCTCGTGTACGGTCTTGGCCCTGCCCTCGATCTTGCCCTTGGCGTCGGGGACAGCGTCGTCAGGCACGACGTACTCCCCGTGCGCCCTCTGCAGGCCCGCGAAGAGAGCGTGAAACCTCTCGGCTAATGTTGCCACGTTGTACGCCCCGCTCTACCTCAGTCCTTCATAAGACCGGAACAGGGCGGCAGCCTCCCAGCCGCCGCCCCCTCCCGTCGTTCGGCAGAGCGCAGTTACATGGGCACGTCTTCCTCGTCGGCAGCGGCCGCGCCGCCGTCGGCCTCGCTCGCCTGCTGGCTAAAGTCGGCCTTAGCCTCGCCGCTCGCCATCGCCTTGTAGAGGGAGCGGCCGAGCTGGTACAGCTCGTCGTCCATCTTCATCAGAGAGAACCACTCGGGCTTCTCGCTGCCGTCCTCGTTTTTCTCGGCCAGCTTCAGCTCGTAGCCCTGGAATGTCTTGCCCTTCTTCTGCTCGGGCTTCGACGTCATGTACCAGCGGTGAGCCCACAGCGGCGGGTTCTGCATGACGCCGGGCTTCGCCGGGTGCGGGTACTTGAAGCCGAGGGCGCGGCTCACGAGCTGCTTCTGCTTGTCGATCTGCGTCGACTTGAACGAGAGCATGGCCCAGAAGGCGGGCTCGTCCTCCGGCGCGACCACGGCGAACAGGTAGCGCGTGTCGATGAACTCTGTGCCGTCGAGCGGGAGCCCGTCGCTGGAGTGCTTCGTCGTGGTCGAGAGCTTGCCGTAAATCTCGGCGTCGGGCCTGCGGCCGAGCTTCCGGTTGTGGTTCGCGATCAGCGTCGTGATCGCGGGGTCGGTCGGCGAGTGGGCGCCCAGGAAACCGCCGCCCAGGTTGCGCGGCGTGTACTCGACGAAGTTGCGGTCGCGCATCGCGGGGACGATTACGAAACCCTTCTTGCCGTCGTAGAGCCGCTTCGTCAGCGTGTTCAGGAACTGCCCCGCCTTCGCTCCCGGCATCTGCTTCGGGTCGCCGTCCTCGACCTGCGGCGAGTTCGACTGCAGCAGCGTGATCCACGGCAGCTTCAGCTCGGACTTGTCGACGTTCTCCAGGCCGACGCCGGCGTCCTCGCCGAAGTCGTAGCTGGCGAGCGCGCGCGAGCCGGTCTGGGTGAGGGCGCCGCCCTCGATCTTGGGACCCGCGTCGACCGCGGCACCTCCCGCGTTGCGCGCGGCCTCTTCGATGCCCCTGTCGTCCTTGGCGAGAGTGGTTGTCTTGCTCATAGCTGTGACTTCCTTCTGTTAAGCCGGCTCATTGTGTAAGCCGCGCCGGCTGCGGCCGTTAACCCGCTCCGGGTGAAGCGGGTATTCCGGTCAGTCCTTGGTTCTCTTGAAGCTGCTGACGGCGAACACGATCGCGCACGGTACGATCACCGCGAGCGCCGCCACGTTGATTATGACCATGAACGCGGTCAGGCTCGCGAGCGAGTCGGCGAGCGCGGCCACCTGGTAGCAGGAGGGGTTCATAGGTCATCCTTTTTCTTCAGGGCCTTCGGCCGCACGATCTGCGCCCGCGTGATCTCGTAGACGCCGAACAGGTCGCGGTCGATCTCCTGGCCCGTGCGCAGCCTCTCTCGCACCCAGGCGTCGAGCGTCTGCGCGTTCACCGCCTCCTTCAGCGAGATATTCAGAGGCTTCTTGCGCTTGGCGTTGTCGCGCATCCACTTCTCGAACCACTCCTGGTCGCCCTTGCCGAACTCCACGGTGGCGACCCGCTTGATGATGGCGTCCTCGCCGTACTCCTCCAGCTTGGCGTGCGCCTCCTCGCGGTTGTCGGCCTTGATGTAACCGCCCTTGATGTCCTTCAGCTTGACCTTCTCGCCGCCGAGCAGCGGGACCTCCGAGACGCCGATCGCCTTGATGGCCTCGGGCAGCACCCGGTCCAGCATGTCGCGGAGCCGCTTGCGCTTCTCATCGGTCACGGCCTCCTCGCCGGCTATCTCGTCCTCCAGCGCTTTGGCCTCCAGGCACTGGTCGGCGACCGACTTGCGCTGCTCGTCGGTGACGGTAGTTTCAGCGGGTGCCTCCTCGACCTCGACCGCGGGCGCCTCCTTGCTGACGTGGTCCGGCCCGCTCTTGATAGGCGTGATCTCGTAGCTCTCGCCGACCAGCACGTACCTGGCCTCCCTGTTCCTGACGTTGTGGTCGGCGCAGCCGGTGCACATGCAGTAAGTCTCGGAGTTGTTGCGCGGTGTCCCGAGCCAGGTCACCACGCGCGTCGCGGGCATGCCGCAGGCGATGTACTTGGTCTTGGCGAGGAGGCTCGCCTCCTGACAGCGGAAACCTTTCGGAGGGAGCGCGACTGACTTGGGCTTGCCCTCCCGCAGTTTATCGGTTGTCGTCTTCACGGTCGCGGGCTTCTCCGCGGGCTTCTTCAACGTCGCTGACTTAGCCATGGCTTCTTCTCCTCGCTCTGTTAAACGCGCTTCTTCTCGAAACGCTCGTCGTCCATGTTGAACAGGTCAAGCGTCACCGCCTGGTAGCCCGCGTCGTCGCGGAGCCAGTGCAGCAGCTTCAGCTTGCCTTCCGCCGCCTCGGCCGCGAGCGCCGTCGCGGCGGCGAGGGAGAGGGGATGGCCCATGCCCGCGACCAGGTAGTCGTCGGACGTGAAGCCGTGCAGGCCCTCCCGCAGCTTATCGACCACGGGCTTGAGATCGAACGGTCTGCCCTCACCGGAAGGCGGAAGAAGAAAAATGATTTCCCCGAACCTGCACGCGTCGGTCAGGTCGCGCGCCGGCACCATCTGCCCGCTCGTCCTGTCGTGACGCAGCGGAAGCTCGACGACGTAAACCTTGCTCATCTCTTTTCCTCTCTCGCCAGCAGAGCTTCCATCTGCTTCTGCATGTCCTTGACCTTCTCGTGCAGCGCGCCCAGGGTCACGTCGCTGACGATGGCCCCGACACCCAGGCCCACGAGACCCCCGCAGCGCCACGTGCTCCAGAAGCCGCTGAGCGTCTCCGCTTGCCATTCCGCATATGTCAATATCAGTCCGACGGCGAGGATGGTGAAGCTCGCGCCCTTGACGTGAGCTAGCATGACGCACCGGGAAGACAGGGGGATAAGGCGGGGGAGGGCGACGCACCCAGCGCCGACGGCGCTCCCAGCGTCAGGCCCTCCCCCTGTCCCTCGGCGGTCGCGCGTCTGCAGCGGCGCTCCCCGCTCCGGGCGTCCAGCTTCTCCAGAAAACATATCTCCGGCATCGGACACTTGCCGAAGGTGGGGCAGTCCATCCTGAAACGGTTTGTCATGGTGCTGAAATCCCTCGGCGAATATCCCACCATTCCTTAACGCGCGTTGATATTTTAAGACGCTCCTCTTCGCTGAAGATAGGGCCGCGTTTCTTTCTTCGGCGCCACGCGGCCCTCAGCTTCTTCTTCCAAGCCTCTTTGTCTCTGTGTTTGTGCGCAGCCTTCAGTCGGGCTTTCGTCACGTCACTGCGCTTTTCCCCGCGTCGTGCTTTCAGCATCGCGCTGAATTCTGGAGGACGCTTCTTGCCGCGCCATGAGTTACCGCATACAACTTTGTCCTCAGCTGTATGCCTGTAACCTGCCGCGCCTTCACCGCCATCGGTCAGGTTAGCAAGACAGCCAGTTTTGATGTCTCTGCGCCCGTGCTTAGCTATAAGCCTTTTCTCAGCTCTCAACGCCGCTGTATCAGTGACGTAGAATGTCAGCTTGATGTCAACCTCTTCACCGGCTTTCAGTATTTTCCGGATAACCCGCAGCTTGAACGGGTTTACCGAGTCCTGCGTAGGAGCGCGCAGCTTAGCTTCACGCTCATGTAGCTTGCAGCGTTCTCCGTGACCTTTGCCCACGTAGAACGGGCCAACAGTTTTTGAAGAGAGGACGTAAACGTAGAATTTCTTCACAGCCAGCTCCCCGAACTCTCTCGCATGATTACATCAGACACTCTACGTTTACCTATGAGGGCTTGCACGATGGCTAGGTCTTTGCTTCCAACGGCCACCAAGTCCAGAACGCCCGTACCTTCTTTGTTGCCTGGCATCTCGGCTCTGTCTTCACTCTGCAGTCTGGACAGCAACGAGTATTCTTGCGTGTAGTAACACATCATCTTCGCGGGCAGCGCGATCGCCCTACCCGCGCTCCGCTGCGTCGCCACCACGCTCCCGGCCTTGCCCTCTTGGAACGCGAAGGCGTTCTCGCGCTTCTCGGCAGTCTTCATCCGGCCGGAGTATTCGACGGGGCCCATACCTCTTTCACGAAGCAGCCCCATCACGTCGTCCATCTCCTGGTGGAAGCGGCACCACACGATGGTCGGCTCTCCGGTCAGCTGCTCGCCCAGGGCCTCCAGCCTCGGGTTGCTGTTCCCGATGCGACGCATGGTCCTCGGACCTTTGCTCTCGACGTAGCCTGCCCCGCCGCAGGTCTCACAGCTGCCATCCTCGCCATCGCAGCTTCCGCAGGCGATCACTGATTTAGGATCGGGGTAGAAGTTCGACGTCACCTGCTGCAGGCGCATCAGCCGTTCAAGAACGTTGCGAGCCTCTACCCTTTTCCCACCCTCAAGCTCGGCCTCATACGTTGACCGCAATTCTTCGTAGACCCGCTTCTGTTCAGGCGACATCTCGAAGAAGACCTTCTGGTAAACCTTCTCGTGGCTCTTGTAGACGTCACGCCTTTTTATCCGCGTGGAGAACTCCGCCAGCTTGGCCCCAAGCTCATCGAGGTTCTTGTACTTGACCTCGCCCGTGCTCTCGTCCTTCTCCTTGGCGGGCCACCTCTTCCCGCCGGAACGGACCGCGTAGGCCTCGGCGAAGTCAGCTGCAGTTTTTCCTTCAAAGCCGTAGAGGGGCGCCACCTCCTCGCCGCGGCTCAGCCCGATCTTGAACACGTAGTCCGTGCCGTCAACCATCGAGACGTGGTGCGCGCGGAACGCGACGAACGTCTTGAAGCCGAACGGCTCGGGCATCAGGAAGCCGACCTGGCCGAACAGGTCAAGAGGTCCCTCGCCCACCGGCGTGCCGTCCATGATGCGACGGCACACGACAGTCTTCTGGCGGCTGATGACGTGCATCTTCGCGGTGCGCTTGCCGTGCTTGGGACCGGGCGGCGCTTTCATTATCAGCGAAGACTCGTCACCCACGACCATGACTTTGGATTTGGGGAAGAGGCGGCGCAGCAGGTCGAGGAACGGCTCCGTGAGAATTGCTTCACCGTGGACCAGCAGGAAGCGGAGGCCAGCGTGGTTCTCGAAGTCGATGAGGCGATCGCGCCAGGCCTTGGAGCCGAAGACGCGGCGGCCCTTCTCGGTGCGAGCGGCAGCCTCGTCGCTCTCCCAGGTCAGGCAGAGCGGGTTGACATCAGGGCGACAGTGCTTCGGCACCTCGACGCGCTCCCAGTTCCAGGGCGCGCCCGAAGGCATGGCGACGATCAGGACGAGGTCGCAGTACAGGGGGGAGGAGCGGCCGAGCAGGAAACGGTAGCAGGCCGTATCGATGATGGGCTTGCTCTTCCCGCAGCGGGGCTCAGACAGCAGCGCATGGTAGAGAGCCTCGGCCGTGGCTGCATGGCACTCGTCCTGCCACTCGTATGGGACAGGTCCGAAGTGCTCGTAGTCGAGCGGGGTCATGGCGGTGGAGCCGCGGAGGACGCCTACCACAGGTCGCTCGAAGTCGGGCCGCTTGGGTAGCTCATATGTTCCCGTCTCTCTTCTGGCTCTAAGCAGGAGAGGAGAGAGGTTTAACGCCCTCTCCTCGGGAACACCCCTACTAAACCCCCTTGGCTTTTGAGGTAAAGGGTTATTTGTCAGCGGGTTGAAGAGCGGCGGCCCGCTGAACATGAATGTAGATCGCCTTGCCGTCGGAGTGGCGGTAGAAGCGCGTGGCGACGCCCTCGCGGCGCAGCTTGGCCATCCACATGTGGGCCTTGTTCTCGCCGGCCTTCTGGTCCATCGGGCTCCACAGCTCGTCACCGGGCTTGAAGAGCGCGCGCGCAAGCTCCGGGATAGTGAAACCCTCGGGGCCTCTGTCGTACAGGATGTCCCGGACCACGGGAGCCTCGACGCGTTTGTGCGGCACCTTGCGCTTCTCCACGCCGTCGGGCGCCACGACGGAGAACACGGGCGACAGCCCCATCTTCTTGAGGAGGACCGCGACGCGCTGCGCGTTCTCGTACGCGATGCCGTCGCCCTCTTCCAGGTAGACGGGGCCGCCCTCCACGGTGAAGGAGCGCCGCGGGTACAGCTCCAGCTCGTCGCCGTCGGCAGGGGGGTACATGTCGGCGCCCTTGCGGCCCGATCCCAGGCGGATGCCGCCGTAGTTCTTCGAGTGGTGCGGCTGTCTGCTCATCGTGAAAGACCTCCATCGTTGTGGGGCGTATCCCCTATAAGAGGCTAGGCTTGGTAAAATCTAGTGTAACTCTTTATCTGTTGTATACAGTTTATAAACAGTTACCTTAGATTTTACCAAGTATAGCATCTATATAGGCAATACCGATTGCCGGTCACGGTGCAGCGCGATCGCGACGCTCCCCCTGTCTCCCCCGCACCGCCGAGGTCTAGCAAAGCTGTAGACACCCGGGCGAGGGCTTGGTACTTAGCGGGCTCTTCCGACGTGCTAACCCGGTTGCGAAAGCTCCACGGGTGCGGTAGCAACTTGAACGGGGGATCAACAGCTTGCACGCCTGGCACGTCGCGACCGTTCAGCCTTTCATGGAGCTGACCGCTGAGGAGCACCTCGTGCGCCAGGGCTTCGAGCCCTTCGCCCCGCGCTACGAGTTCACGAGAGTGACCCGCGGCCGCAAGGTTACGACGGAGTACGCGTACTTCCCCGGCTACATCTTCATCAACTTCGACCGCGCCCTCACGCAGTGGCGCTCGATCAACGGGACCCGAGGCGTGAAACAGCTCATGCTGTCGTCTCCCGACTCACCGGCCAGGGTGCGGGACGGCGTGGTCGAAGAACTCCTGATGCTCTGCAGAGGATCGACGGTCGAGGCCGCGTCGATCGACAGGACGCTGAAACGTCTGATCGTCACCCCCGTCGGAGCCAGAGTGAAATTGACCGAGGGACCTTTCGCAGGACACACCGGACCCGTGACCTGGTCGAAGGGCGACCGCGTCAAGGTCCTGCTGAGCCTGTTCGGCTCCGAGCGCGAGATGAAGGTGTCCAAGCGGGCGCTGGAGCTGGTCTGACAATGCCGGCGCCTAAGAAAACTCAGTATCGGAAGGCTGAGCGCGAGCGGATGTTCGCGATGAACTATCTTGCGATGAAATTCAATGCCACACAGGCGGCGATAGCTACTGGCCTCCCCCCTGCCTCCGCAGCGTCGGAAGCGTCGAAGCTCCTCAGAAACCCCAACGTGGAAAAAATCCTGGGGGAAGAGCTTGAGCTGCTGCGGCAACGCACCAGGATCGTGCTCGATGATGTAGTGGCCGAGATCGGAAAGCTGGGGTTCAGTAACCTGGCTGACTACACCTCGCTCAACGGCAGCGGGGAACGGTATATCGATTTCAGCACAGCTACTCGTGAGCAGCTCGCAGCGGTCAGCGAGCTGATAACTGAAGAGTACACGGAAGGCCGCGGAGATGACGCGCGAGCGGTTAAGCGCACCAAGTTCAAACTACACGACAAGCTCGGCGCTCTGACCACGCTGCTGCGTTACCTGGCACCGAACGCAAAGAACCTTCAGCCCGGTGACGGTAGCACGGTCATCAACAACTTCAGCTTCTCGCAGCACAACAACACGTTGAACATGACACCGCAGCAGGCCGTCGGCGAGTACCAGAAGCTGCTCGGCGGCAATGGCTAAGCCTGCCGCGGCCACGCCGTTCGACTTTAAGGCCCCTGACTACGTCAGCGTGATCGTGGAGCGCGGGAAGCGGCTGGAACGGATCAGGCGCGGCGAGATCGACGTCAGGCTGCTGAAGCTCTACTACCGCGACAACCCTGCGCAGTTCATCGACGATTGGGGCTGGACCTTCGACCCGCGCAACATCGAGCTGGGCAGGCCGGCTCTGATACCGTTCAAGCTGTTCCCCAAGCAGCGCGAGTGGGTGGAGTTCCTGGTTGACCGCTGGAAGAGCCAGCGCCCGGGCATCACCGAGAAGTCGCGCGACATGGGGCTGAGCTGGCTGATGACGTCTACCGCGTGCTCTTTGTGTTTGCATTACGAAGGCATGGCCATCGGCTTCGGCTCTCGCAAGGAAGACTACGTCGACAGGCTCGGCGACCCGAAGTCGCTCTTCTACAAGGCCCGCGTGTTCATGGAGAACCTGCCGGTCGAGTTCAGAGGCGGCTGGGACAGGAAGAAGAACTCGCCGCACATGCGGCTGTCGTTCCCGGAGAGCGGCGCCACGATGACCGGCGAGGCCGGCGACAACATCGGCCGAGGAGACCGCACGGCCATCTACCTCGTGGACGAGTCGGCCTACCTGGAGCATCCCGAGCAGGTCGACGCGGCGCTCTCGCAGACCACCAACTGCCGGCTCGACGTCTCGTCGGTCAACGGCATGGGCAACACGTTCGCGATCAAGCGCCACGGCGGCAAGATCAAGGTCTTCACCTTCCACTGGCGCGACGACCCGCGCAAGGACGACGCCTGGTACGCGCGGCAGAACGAGGACCTCGACCCGGTCATCGTCGCCCAGGAGATAGACATCGACTACCAGGCGAGCACGCAGGGCGCTCTGATCCCGAGCGCGTGGGTGCAGGCCGCGGTGGACGCGAACAAGAAGCTGAAGATGAGCGCGACGGGCGAGCGGTTCGGATCGCTGGACATCGCCGACGAGGGCAAGGACGGCAACGCCTGGTGCTGCGGCATCGGACCCCTGGTCGAGGACCTGGTCGAGTGGTCGGGCAAGGGGAGCGACATCTACGACACGGTGCTGAAGGCGATCGACCTCGCCGACGCGGCCGGGGTCAAGAAGATCAGGTACGACGCCGACGGGCTGGGCGCAGGCGCCAGAGGCGACGCGCGCGTGGCGAACGAGAAGCGCCACCCGCGGCCGCCCATCGTCTTCGAGGCCTTCCGCGGGAGCGCGGCGGTGCTGGACCCGGAGCGCGAGGACGTCAAGGGCCGCAAGAACGAGGACTACTTCGCGAACCGCAAGGCGCAGGCGTGGTGGGAGCTTCGCACCAGGTTCTACAAGACGTGGCGCGCGGTCACGAAGGACGCGATCTACAAGGCCGACGAGATGATCTTCATCGACGGCGGCATGAAGCTGCGGCCGAAGCTGCTGCTGGAGCTTTCGCAGCCGACCTACGAGCTGAACACCTCCGGCAAGATCGTCGTTGACAAGACGCCCGAGGGCGCCAGGTCGCCGAACCTCGCCGACGCGGTGATGATCCGGATGGCGAGGGCGCAGCGAGGCCTGCAGATCAGCGACGAGCTGCTGATGAAGAGCGCCATGCTGGTGGGCGGAAGACGTGCAGCCTAATAAGCGGCGGATCGATCCGGCCATGCGCGCGTTCTGCAAATTCGCCTGGTTCGTGCAGGCCATGATGACGGTTGAGCGCCCGGCCCTGTCTGACGAGTGGCGCTTCTACCCGAGCCAGCGTCGCGAGAAGCCGATGCGGGAACGCAGGCTGACGGTGCGTGATTTGTTCAGGAGGGCGGCGTGAACGACACGCTGCTCCGCTGCGGCGCGAAGCTGGCGGCGCGCGCTCAGAAGTGGAAGTACACGGTCGACGAGCGCCAGGCCATGGAGAACGTGGCCGGCATGTTCTTGGGCGCGTGGCCCAGAACAGAGAAGCAGCCGCGTGCTCATCGCCCACGCAGCCTGGGCCTGCGCGGGAAGCTGCGCAACCGGCCTCTCAGCGTGAGGGACGTGTTCATGAGCGCTGACCTGTAACGCGGTGGAGAGCAGCATGAGCGATAAGCAGATCAGAGTGGCGAAGCTGGCGTGGAACCTGCTGCGGTCGGCGATCGGCTGCCAGGTCCGCTACGGCGCGCCGGCGGCGGACCGATGAAAGAGGCTCTGATGGAAGCGGAGAAGGCCCTCGTCATCAACACGGCCACGCGCCCGGGCTCGCTCGCCAGGTTGATCGCGAGCCGCGTTGTCGACGTCTCGAAGCTGAGCGGCCCGAAGGCCGCGGCGACCATCATGCTGGCGCAGTTCCCGCTCTCGCCGTCGCTCGTGAAGCCGGGGCCGAGCACGAAGAAGACCATCGCGCAGCGGCGCCTGGCCCGGATGAGGAAGGCCGAGGCAGTTGGCGCGTAGCCTCCTCCCGAAGAAGACGAAGGCGAAGAGGCGCAAGCCGTTCAAGCCCGAGGTCATCAAGCCGCGCAAGGACACGGCGCTCGACAGGGCGATCGCGGCCGCCCCCCTGTCTCCCCCTCAGCCCTGGTCGAAGATCAGCGACAGCCTGCTGATACGTTCGCGGCTGAAGAGCGAGGGGCACCTCGTGCAGCCGTTCTTCATCGTCGAGCCCCCGCCCCGCGTCCTGCCGGGTAAGCTCACGGCTTCGCGCATCGCCATGGACGCGGGCATCGACTCGGACAGCGCGGCCGTGTGGGCCTCGCAGGCGGTCTACAACAACGCCTTCTTCAACGGCATCACGTTCCTCGGCTACCCGTACCTCAGCGAATTGGCGCAGCGCCCGGAGTACCGGCGCATCAGCGAGGTGCTGGCGACCGACATGACCCGGCAGTGGATCGAGTTCAAGTCGACCTCGACCGACGCCGACTCCAAGGTGGAGAAGATCAAGCAGCTTGAGAACAGGCTCAAGCAGCTGAACGTGCGCGGCGTGTTCCGGAAGATGACGGAGATCGACGGCCTGATGGGCAGGGCGCACCTCTACATCGACACGGGCGCCACGGACGAGCGCGACGAGCTGAAGACACCGATCGGCAACGGCCGCGACGAGACGACCAAGTTCAAGTTCGGCGGCAAGACGGGCTTCCTGAAGGCCGTGAAGCCGGTCGAGCCCGTCTGGACCTACCCGGCCGGCTACAACGCGACCGACCCGCTGAAGCCCGACTGGTACAACCCGCAACAGTGGTTCGTGCAGGGGAAGCAGATGCACGTCAGCCGCCTGCTGACGTTCATCGGCCGCGAGGTCCCGGACCTGCTGAAGCCTAGCTACGCGTTCGGCGGCCTCTCCATGTCGCAGATGGCGAAGCCCTACATCGACAACTGGCTGCGCACGCGGCAGTCCGTGGCCGACCTCATCTGGACCTTCTCCACGATGGTGCTAAGCACGGACATGGCGTCGCTGGGCTCCGAGGGCGGCGACGCGCTGTTCAGGAGGGCGGCCCTCTTCGCGAACCTGAAGACGAACCAGGGCCTGATGCTCATCAACAAGGACAGCGAGGACTTCAAGAACGTGTCGGCCTCGCTGGCCTCGCTCGACAAGCTGCAGGCTCAGGCCCAGGAGCAGATGTGCTCGGTGTCGGGAACGCCGGTCGTCAAGCTCCTGGGCGTGCAGCCCGCCGGTCTGAACGCGAGTTCAGAAGGAGAGCTGACCACGTGGTACGAGTGGGTCTCGGCGTACCAGGACAAGTTCTACCGCGAGCACCTCGAAGCGGTCGTGGGCTTCTGCATGTACGACCTGTGGGGGAAGCTCGACACCGAGATCGTCTTCGAGTTCGTGCCGATGGAGAGCCTGAACGAGACGGAGCTGGCCGGCGTCAAGAAGACCGAGGCCGACACCGACGTGGCCTACGTAGGCGCGGGCATCCTGGACCCGACCGAGGTGCGCGAGAAGCTGGCGGGCGACAAGAACTCGCCGTACAGCGGGCTCGACGTCGACGACGTGCCCGAGAGCGTCGACCAGGAGGACTTCACCGGCGACGTCGGAGGCATGTTCGGCATCGGCGAGGAGGGGCGCGCCGATCCTAGGGAAGAGAGATTGAAGAAGCGCGAGCAGGAGCGGGAAGAGGACCGGCTGCAGGCGCGAGGAGACAGACGCGCTGGCCGCGATGGCAGGGGGCGCGAGGGCGACCGGCGCACGAGGGCGCGGCCAGCATCGGAGCTTGTACCATGACAGACCTTGAAGCTGAGCTGGCTTACCGGACACGACACTTCGCGATGGACGCTGAGATCAAGCGCGCCGCGAATGGGCAGTTCGGGAGTGGCGCGGACGTTCTGAAGAAAGCGGGGCTTGCTCACAAGCCTGGCTCGGGCTACAAGCCGGAGCTGAACGCGTACCAGAGCTACGCGCCGGCGAAGCCAGTCCCTCACGAGAACATTGTGCAACATTTGAAGGCTAACGGTTTCAAGCCGTCGTACCAGCAGGGCTCCGGAAAATACATGGATAAGCTCTCCCCGATGATGGGAGGTCTGCACGTGTCGTCATGGGAACGATCGCCCGGCCCCTACCAGATGGAGACCGTCGAGCTGCATTCTAAGAACGGCAAGGACGTTCATAACGCCGTTCACAGCAAACACAGGGCTACGTGAAGAAGCCCAAGGTCCTCCGCCCCGTCTTCCCGAACGCGGGCCTGCAGGTCAAGTACCGCAGGCGCCTCGACGCGATGATCGACGCCATGCACGCGTCGTTCACGAAGTGGGTGCTCGCGGCGTACAGGGCGGACCCGCCGGCGATGCAGAAGCTGGCGCAGGATCAGGCCTCCCTCGCGCTTGACGCCGCCAAGTCAAAGACCAGGGCGCAGAAGGTTGTCGACGAGCTGACCAAACGCTGGCTCGACAACTTCGACGAGGGCGCCGAGCGCCTGGCGGCCTACTTCGCAAAGGCCGCGGGCAAGAGGTCCGACGCGCAGCTGAGGAAGATACTGCAGGACGCCGGCTTCTCGATCGACTTCGAGATGACGGCCGCGCAGCGCGAGATACTGGCGAGCGCGGTCGCCGAGAACGTCGGGCTCATCAAGTCGATCCCGGAGCAGTACCTGAAAGATGTGCAGGTCCACGTCGCCAGCGCGGTGCAGACCGGCATGGACGTGGGCGGCCTGTCCAAGAAGCTGGAGCAGTCGTACGGGGTCAGCAAGCGCCGCGCGAAGATCATCAGCCTCGACCAGAACACGAAGATCACGAGCGCGTTCACCAGGTCCCGCCAGCTCGAGATCGGCGCGGAGCAGGCGGTGTGGAAGCACAGCCACGCTGGCAAGAAGCCACGGCCCACGCACGTGAAGAACGACGGCGAGCTGTACGACGTCAGGCTCGGGTGGCTGGACCCGGCGGTCGGCGAGCGCATCTTCCCTGGGCAGCTGATAAATTGTAGGTGTACGTCGCGCACGGTGATACCGGGTTTCATCTGAGGTGGCCTACCGGGTCGAGATCAGGTTCAACGACGGCGTGTACGTGAACGCGATGGCGGGGTGGCTCGGCTTCACGGACGAGCAGGCCGCCGAGGCCGTGAGGCTGGCGAGCGGCGACGCCGAGGAGGCGAGCAAGCTCGGCGCTCTGATGAAGGCGCACGCGCTCAGGCTGCACAACTGGAAGATTGAAGAGTGGGGGAGGTGCTGAATGGACAACGACGGCTTCTACTTCCTCGCCGCTGACTCCGAGACCCCGGTGGGACCGTTCCCGTCGCGCGAGGTCGCCAGCCGCGCCTCAGCCCTTCTCACCCTCCCCCTGCCCTCCGGCCTGGCGTTCGACAAGGACACCACGCGCGTCTACGACGCCGACGGCCGCCTGCGGGTCAACCAGGCTCCCATCAGCAAGGCCTGCGTGAACCCGTACCTGGGCTCCGAGATACCGAACGCCGAGGAGCTGGGGCTGGTCCCCACGCAGGTCTACATGCTCTTCCGCGACCCGGAGGAGCTTCGCAAGGCGGCGCCGACGTTCAACGGCCTGCCGATCCTCGTGAAGCACGTCGCGGTCTCGGCTGACGACCCGCAGAAGGACATCGTCGGCGGCTGCACGGGAACGACGGCCTTCTTCGAGGACCCCTACCTCTACAACGCGCTGTCCGTCTGGACGCGCGAGGCGATCGACGGTGTCGAGAGCGATCAGCAGAAGGAGCTGTCGAGCGCGTACCGATACCGCGCCGACATGACCCCCGGCGCCTGGGAGGGCGTCAAGTACGACGGAGTGATGCGCGACATCGTGGGCAACCACGTTGCTCTCGTGAAGAAGGGCCGTGCCGGCCCTGACGTGGTCGTCGGTGACGAGGCCATGCCACAGCAAGAGGAGAACGAGATGAGCAAGAAGGTGACGCCGGTATCGCGTGCCGCGCTCGGTGTGTCGGCGGCCCTGATGGCCCTCTACGCTCCGAAGCTCGCCATGGACAAGAAGCCGGACTACGCGAAGATCACGAGCGGCGTGACGTTGAAGACACTGCTCGCGCAGGACGGCAAGTCGATCGATAAGAAGAAGCTGGCCGCGGTCGTCAAGATCGCGCGCGACGCGCTGGACCCGATGATGACGCCCGAGGCGACCGCGTCTGGCGGCGTCGGCCCGGACGACATCATCATGAAGCTGCTCGACCAGGTCGTGGCGCCCGGCGGCGCTCCCCCCGCGGTCGAGGCCGACGCGATGATCCCGGAGGCGGCGATGCCCGCCGCGACCGAGCCCGGCGCCGGTGACCCCGCGATGGCGGCGGGCGGTGACAACGCCGAGCTGACGGCCTTCCTGGCCACGCTCGGCCTGCCGCCCGAGGTCGTCGCCAAGATCATGGCGATGGCGGGCGGCGGGGCTGACCCCGCGGCCGCTGCCAAAGAGGGCGCCGATCCCGACGCCACAGCCGATGACGAGGACCCCAACAAGGACAAGGACAAGAAGGACATGGTGACGAAACCCGCTATGGACGCTGCCATCAAGGCCGCGACCGAGGCCACCGAGAAGCGCGTGCGCGAGACGCAGAAGTCCATCCACGAGGCGGTCGCCTTCGTCAAGCCGTGGGTCGGCGAGGTCTCGTCTCTCGCGTTCGACAGCGCGGAGGCGGTCTACCAGGGCGCCCTCAGCGCGCTCGGCGTCAAGACCGAGGGCGTGACCGATCCGGCCGCGCTCAAGCTCGTGGTCTCGGCGCAGCCGAAGCCCGGCGCCCGCCGCCAGGGGGCGGAGCCCATCGCGCTGGACGCCGCCGCGGCGACGAGCTTCGCCGAGCGCTTCCCGCACACCGCCAACATCGGCAACCTCGGCTGATCGCCGGAAACAGGAAAGGACTAGAGAATGAGCAACGGTTTCCAGACGGCGGTCAACGACCAGCCGGCACGGGGCGTGGCGGGCGACTTCGCCAGCCGCAACCCCTACTTCAGCGTCGACGCCGGCCCCGCCGGCATCGTGGCTGCCGCGGGGGGCTGCTACGTCGGCCGCTTCGCGTGGCTCTACGCGCCGGCTGACGGCGACGGCGCTCCCGCGCAGGCGAGCAACGTGGGCGTGGGCTCGGTCGCGGGCTTCGTTCACCGCGAGCAGCAGGCCCTCATCAGCGACTACCTCGCCATCGCATCGATGAAAATCCCGCAGGGCTTCGGCATGACGCTGATGAACGGCGGCGACTTCTGGTGCGTGAACGACGGGGCGGCCGCGGTCGTCCCCGGCGCCACGGCCTACGCCAACCTCGCCGACGGCAAGGTCACGTTCGGCGCTCTCACCGGCGCCGTCACGGGCTCCATCGCCGCGGGCACCGCCATCGACGTCGTGGGCTCGATCGTCAACGACACGCTGACGGTCACCACCGTCAACGGCGGCTCGGGCCTCCTGGTGAACGGCGCGCTCCTCACGGGCACCGGCGTCGCCAGCGGCACGCGCATCGTGCGCCAGCTCTCCGGCACGGCCCACGACGTCGGCACCTACGCTGTGTCGATCCCCGACCAGGCCGTGGCGGCGGGCACGGCGATCGCCGGCACCTACGGCGTCTTCACCGCCGCCTCGGGCCTCACCGGCTCGTTCAGCATCGGATCGATCCTGTCGGGCTCGGGCGTCACGGCCGGCACGACCATCTACGAGTTCGGCACCGGAACGGGCGGCCTCGGGACCTACTACGTCGGCACCACGCAGACCGCTGGGTCGACCACCATCGGCTCTACCGTCAACGTCGCCACCAAATGGAAGGCCATGTCGTTCGCCGGTGTCGGCGAGCTGGTCAAGATCAGCGACCATTACCTCGGCTGATCGTGGCCGGAACAGAAAGGACACCTGAACCATGAACCTCATCGAAGCGCGCGCAAAGTTCCAGGCCGACGTCGGCCGCTTCCGGGAGCTGGGCGTGAACCTCCACGGCGTGAGCGCCTACCTGCCTCCCGCCTTCCGCAGCAACTACGCCATGGCGATGGATGCCGTCATGGGCATGGACGCGCAGCCCGGCCTGCAGACGGACCCGAACTCCGGCGTCCCCACGATGCTGACCACGTTCATCGACCCGACCACCATCGAGGTGCTCTTCGCGCCGACGAAGGCGGCCGAGGTCCTGGGCGAGAACAAGAAGGGCGACTGGACCACGCAAACCGCGATGTTCCCGGTCGTCGAGCACACCGGCGAGGTCTCCAGCTACGGGGACTACAGCAACAACGGAAGCGCCGGCGCGAACACCAACTGGCCGCAGCGCCAGTCGTACCTGTTCCAGACGATCGTCTCGTACGGCGACCTGGAGATGGAGCGCGCGGGCCTGGCAAAGATCAACTGGGTGTCGGAGCTGAACCGCTCCGCCGCCGACCTGCTAACCCGGTACTCGAACTTCACGTACCTGTTCGGCGTCGCCGGCCTGCAGAACTACGGGCTCACCAACGACCCGCAGCTGCCCGCCCCCCTGACCCCCGCGACCAAGGCGAACGGCGGCACCGGCTGGTTCACAGCCTCCGGCGCTCCCAACGCCACGGCCAACGAGGTCTACAACGACATCATCATGATGTTCGAGCGCCTCGTGCAGGTCAACGCGGGCCTGGTCGACAAGGACACGCAGATGACCCTGGCCATGTCGCCGGGCTCGTCGGTCGCGATGACCTTCACGAACTCGTTCAACGTGAACGTCGAGGACCTGCTGAAGAAGAACTTCGGCGGGAAGATCAAGATTGTCACCGTGCCGCAGTACGGCGCGCAGACGACCTCGAACAGCCAGGGCGTCGCCGCCGGCAACCTGGTCCAGCTGATCGCCGACGAGGTCGAGGGTCAGGACACCGGCTACTGCGCGTTCAACGAGAAGCTCCGCACGTTCCCGATCGTGCGCGAGATGAGCGCGTACAAGCAGAAGGAGATCGGTGGCACCTGGGGCGCCATCATCCGCCAGCCGTTCGCCTTCCAGCAGATGATCGGCGTCTGACGCCGACCGCTGAGTCTGGGCCGCCGGTTCGCCGGCGGCTCCTTCTCAGCGGCCGGAGGCACGGCAGCTGAAACCAGGAGGACGACGGAATGGCAAAGAACAGGGGCGCCGCGGCAACGCCGGGCGCCAGCTCAGCAGGCGAGAAGGTCACGGTGTTCTGCAAGCTCCCCCACGGCGTGCGCATCCGTGGCTACCGCATGCGGAAGACCAGCGAGCTTGTCATGGGCGGCGGGTCGCGCGACGTGAACGTCGCGGAGCCCACGGGCCAGGAGGCTCTCATCTTCGGCGTGTCCAAGCCGTTCGGCGGCGCGGCCAAAACGCTGGTCAACGAGAACGGCTACGCCATCACCACCGGCATCGACAAGAACCTGTGGGACAACTGGCTGGAAGCCAACCGCGACTCTGCCATGGTCCGCAACAACCTCATCTACGCGGCCGCCGACCAGGCCGACGGCGAAGCCTGGAGCGACGACCACGCCGAGACCCGCTCAGGCCTGGAGCCCTTCGCGCCTGTCGGCGACCCGCGGCGCCCGCGCCCGAAGAGCGGCATCGCGGACGCTGTGCCGGCTGACGAGCAGCCGAGGTTCCAGTAGCGTGTCGGCCGCGGTGGACTTCAGCTACGACGGCTGGGTGGCTCGCTACCCCGAGTTCGCCGCCGTGCCTGAGGCGACCGCGGCCGCCTACTTCGCCGAGGCCGGGCTGTACTGGCGCAACGACGGCACGTCGCTGAACCCGACCGTCGGCACGCAGCTGCTCTACCTGAACATGCTGACCGCGCACATCGCGGCGCTCTACTCGCAGAGCCAGGGGGCGCTTGAGCCGGGCGCGCCGCAGGACGCCAACACGCCGGTCGGTCGCGTCAGCTCCGCCGCGCAGGGCAGCGTGAACGTCTCGACCGAGCTTGCGACGGCTCCGGGCACGGGCGGCGTGGAGGCGTGGCTGGCGCAGACCAAGTACGGCCTGGGCTTCTGGGCGGCGACCGCCGCGTACAGGACGATGCGCTACGCGCCAGGCTCCCTGCAGCCCGGCGGTCTCCCGCCTGGGAACGGTTACGGCGGGCTCTACGGCTGGGGCGGCCCGTGGTCCAGCTGAAGGGTGGAGACAAGCTGGACGCGGCGCTGAAGAAGATGAGCGCGGCCGTCAAGAAGGCTGCGGTTCTCACCGTCGGTTTCATGGGCAACGCCACGGAACCTGACGGCACTCCGGTCGCCTTCGTCGCTGCTATGAACGAGTTCGGTCACGGTAACGTGCCGCCGCGCCCGTTTTTCCGGCGCACGATCAAGAAGCGCGGAAACGCCTGGGGCCACAACCTGGGCGTGGCGCTCGTGCGCTCCGGTTACGATGCCAAGAAGGCGCTGACCATGATGGGCGTCGGCATCAGGGACGACGTGCAGGACGGCATACGCGAGCTTGTCTCGCCGCCGCTGAAGGAGAGCACGATTAAACGCAAGGGTTTTGACAAGCCGCTGATCGAGACATCGACGATGCTCAACAGCGTCACATTCAAAGTGAAATAGGAGACTTAGCATGAACGTAGTCGGCATCGACTTCTTTGTCAACGGCGGCGTCCTGACCGCGGACCTCCTGAACGCCATCCTGGGCGGCGACGGCAGCAGCATCGTCAACACGCCGATCACCACGGCCGGCGACGGCGTCCTGACGGCCGCGGCCCTGGACGGCGGTCTCATCACGCGCACCGGCCCGGTCGCCGCGTTCACGGACACCACCGCGACCGCCGCCGCCATCGCGGCGCTGCTCGGCGCCAACCTCTCGGTCGGCGAGACGTTCGCCTTCACCTACAAGAACTCCACGGCTTTCCCGATGACGATGGCAGCGGGCTCGGGCGTCACGCTCGCGTCGACGACGGTCGTGCCCCCGTTCGGCGCCGCCGTGTTTTTCGGGACGATGGGCGGCACGCAGGCGGCTCCCACGGTCACGCTCACGCACATCGACACCAACGGGACCAACCTCCCGGCGTCGCTGCTGAACCCGAAGGCCACCGCGCTCGGCGGCACGGGCGATGGCACGATCACGGCCGCGGGTGTCGTGGCCGGTCTCACCACGCGCTCGGCGCAGACGGCGGCCCACACCGACACGACCGACACGGCCGTCGCGATCATCGCGGCAGCCTCGGGCCTCGGCATCATCGGCAAGTCGATGACCTACCGCTACATCAACAACGGCGTCTTCCCCATCACGATCGCGGGAGGCGTCGGCGTGACGGTTTCCGAAGCTACGGTCGTGCCGGCCAACTCGTGGGTGGAGTACCTGGTCACGCGGGACGGGTCCGCGACGCTCACGATGGTTGCCGTCGCGCAGGGGTACTTTCCCAAGACCGGCACGACCGGCGCCGCCAACGGCGCCACGCCTGTGACCGTATCCGACGCCCGCGTCACGGCCGGGTCGCAGATCAGTCTCACGATCAACACGCCGGGCGGAACCGTGGGCGCTGCGTTCGTCACGGCCCGGACCGCCGGCACGGGTTTCACCTTCAACTCCGCGGCCCTGAACACGTCGACGTACGACTACGAGATCAGGGGCTAGTCTTCGATGAACCTGCACGCGGTCGTCGCGGCGCAGGTCGGCGCGGTCAACCAGAACGTCCCGCTCGTCGTGCGCGTCTCGACGGGCGTGGAGGTCATCAGCGACAGCGGCGTGGCGTCGCCGGGCTACGCGACGCCCGGAGCGTTCCAGGCTGACTTCGACGGCTACGTCATGACCGTTGGGACGCAGACCGCGGGCAAGCTCCAGGTCGGCCAGCGCGTGACGGGGACCGGCGTCAAGGTCGGCACCGTGATCGTCGGGCAGACCAGCGGCCCCGCGGGGGGCCTGGGCGATTACCTCCTGAACATCTCGCAGGACGAGCTGATGGCCGTGGCCTGCGACGCCACGTTCATCCTCATCGGCCAGGTCCAGCCGATGGGCTGGAAGGACCTCCAGCAGATCGACGGGCTGAACCTCCAGGGCACGATGCGCAAGTGCTACCTCTACGGCCAGGTCGAGGCGATCGTGCGCGCCGACGGCAAGGGCGGCGACCTCATCACCGACCCGAGCGGCAAGGTGTGGCTGGTAAACAACGTGCTTGAGGACTGGACCTACGCCGGCTGGTGCGCGGTCGTCGTCACGCTTCAGAACGGGGAATAGACACCATGGGCATTCAGCGTTTCGTCACGCTCGCGTACAACCAGGTCGACGCCAGCGGCATCGGCCCGTTCGGGCTCGCCGACGGCCTCACCGACAACGCGGTGCCCGAGGGCACGAACATGGTGCAGATCAGCGTGACCGGAGCCGGCATCAGCTGGCTGTCCACGGGCGATGCTCCGACCGCCAGCGTCGGCATGCCGATCGCCGCGGGCGCCGCGCCCTACGAGTTCCGCGGGAACTTCTCGGCGTTCCAGTTCATCAAGCAGACCGGCTCGCCGGTCGTGGACGTGCTGTTCTGCAAGGAGGTCGGCTAGGCCGTGGAGATCACGCCGACCGGCGATGACATCTTCAAGGCCGTGCGCGGCTTCCTGCTCGCGGTGCTCCCCCCTGGCACCCCGGTGAAGCAGGGGGAGATAAACCGGACGCCGGAGCCGCAGAACAGCGACTACGCGATCATGTGGCTCCTGATGATGCCGCGGCTGGCGACCAACCTCGACGAGTACGCCGACATCGTGTTCACGGGGTCGATCGATGCCGACACGCTGACGGTCACAGCGATCGAGCCGGGCTACACCGGAACGCTTCACGTCGGCAGCCCGGTGTTCGGCGACGGCGTCTCGGACGGAACGGTAATAACGGCAATACCGGGAGACATCAGCGGCGGCATCGGGGTCGGCAGCATCGGGGACACGCTGGCGATCGGCGGCCCGGTGGTCTTCAAGGTGTACCCGTCGCAGTCGGTGACGAGCACGCAGATGGCGGCCGGCATCCAGAGCGTCACGCAGACCGCTGACGTGACGGTGCAGGTTGACGTGCATGGCCCTCTGTCAGTGCAGAACGCGGCGCTGATCGCCACGCTGTTCCGCGACCAGTACGCGGCGGACCTGTTCGAGGAGAACGGCTACCCGCTCTCCCCGCTCTACGCCGACGATCCGAGGCAGACGCCGTTCATCAACGGCGAGAAGCAGGTCGAGAAGCGGCTTTCCGTCGACCTGCACGCGCAGGCCGACTTCAGGGTTGACGTCCCGCAGCGGTTCACCGATGAGCTTTCCCTGACGCTGGCCGACGCGGCTAACTACCCCTTCGAACAAGGAGCTTGAAACTATGGCAACCATTCCCGCGAAAGCGATCGTATCCGTCGAGCCCGGCGTGCTCGCGGCGGGTGGCCTGGGCCTCGCGCTCAACGGCATCATCCTGGACGACACGACCCGCGTTCCGATCGGCGCCGTGCAGCCGTTCTCAAGCGCAGCTGACGTCGAGACCTACTTCGGGGCTTCGAGCGACCAGGCCGCGGCCGCCGCGGTCTACTTCGCGGGTTTCGAAGGGTCCAACATCAAGCCGGGCCGGCTCTACTTCACGCAGTACAACCCGGCGGCCGTCGCCGCGTACCTGCGCGGCGGCGAGGTGGCCTCGCTGACGCTCGCCCAGCTCCAGGCCATCCCGACGGGCAGCCTGTCGATCGTGATGGACGGTTACACGCACGCAGCGGCGTCGATCACCCTGTCGGCTGCCACGAGCTACTCCAACGCGGCGTCGATCATCAACACGGCCATCAACGCTTCGCAGCCGCAGGCGGCGACCGGCTCGGCCTCCACGATCGCCACGACCACGCTGACGGTCGGCGGCACGATCACAGGAACCTGGGCGCCCGGTCAGACCATCTCCGGAGCCGGCGTCACGCTGGGAACCAAAATCCTGTCGCAGCTCACCGGCACGCCCGGCGCCGCGGGCACCTACCTCATCGACACCTCGCAGACCGTGGGCAGCCCGGTCGCGATCACGGCGTCGGCGACCCCGATCGTGGTCTCGTACGACAGCACGTCCGGCGCCTTCGTGGCGACCTCCGGAGTGGAGGGCACTTACTCCACCGCGGCGTTTGCCACGGGCACGCTCGCCGCGCACATCTTCCTCACCGAAGCGACGGGAGCTGTCCTCAGCCAGGGTGCCGCGGCTGCCGCGCCGGCCGCTTTCATGGACGGCATCGTTGCCACGACGCAGAACTGGGCGTCGTACACGACGCTGTTCGACCCGGACGACGGCTCCGGCAACGCTGTCAAGCTGGAGTTCGCGCTGTGGACGTCGCAGCAGAACAACCGCTGGACCTACGTGTGTTGGGACAGCGACGTGGCGCCGACCGTCACGGTGCCGGCTGTCACCAGCCTCGGCTACCTGCTGCAGCAGAACAAATACTCCGGGACCATCCTCATCTACGATCCGAACGGCGACAACCTCGCCGCGTTCGAGTGCGGCGCCATCGCGTCGCTGGACTTCACGCAGCGCCAGGGCCGCGCCACGATGGCCTTCCGCAGCCAGTCCGGCATCCCGGCGAGCGTCACCAACCAGACCGTTTCCGACAACCTGATCGCGAACGGTTACAACTTCTACGGGGCGTACGCGACGGCGAACGACGGGTTCGTGTTCTTCTACCCCGGTTCGGTCAGCGGCAGCTTCAAGTGGGCCGACAGCTACGTCAACCAGATTTGGATGAACGCCCAGTTCCAGCTCGACCTCATGCTTCTGCTGACGCAGGTCAAGTCGGTGCCGTACACGACGGCCGGCTACACGATGATCGAGGCTTCGCTCGGGAGCACGATCCAGGAGGCGCTCAACTTCGGCGCCATCTCCCCGGGCGTCCCCCTGTCCTCGCTGCAGGCCGCGGAGGTCAAGAACTCGGCCGGCGTCGACATCACCAACGCTCTGTTCACGCTCGGCTACTACGTCCAGATCAGCCCGGCGACGGCGCAGGTCCGGCAGAACCGGCAATCGCCGCCCTGCACGTTCTGGTACACGGACGCGGGCGCGGTGCAGAAGATCAACCTCGCGAGCATCGCGATCCAGTAAGGAGCGAACGAAATGGCCGGCTCACTCACCTCCGCCACGGCGGTTTACATGCTCACGATCCCGGGCGTGTTCAGCTCCCCGCAGCAGCTCCAGCAGTTCGCGGCTGACGACATCTTCTCGACGGAGATGCTCAAGTCCGTCGAGGTCTCGATGGGCGTCGACGGCATCCTGTCGGGAGGCTTCGTGTTCGTCCCCGTCGTGCAGTCGATCATGCTGCAGGCCAACTCGCCTTCGCTCGAACAGTTCGACCAGTGGTGGTCGGCGATGCAGGTGGCGCAGGAGACCTACACCGCGCAGGCGGTCATCACGCTCAAGAGCCTGGGCAAGAAGTGGGCGATGACGCAGGGCTTCCTGACAGGCTACATGCCAATCCCCGACGCGGGCAAGACGCTCAAGCCCCGCAAGATGGAGATCACCTGGCAGCAGGCGGTGCCGAACCCGACGTAGGCGTCACAAACTGAGAGAGGCAGAGGCAGATGAGGCAGCAGAGAGACTTCGTCGCGACCAAAGGTCGTGACGCGCAGAAGATGTTCAGGCTCACGGAAGCCGACGCGATGAAGACAGAGTGGTGGGCGACGCGGCTCTTCCTCGCGCTCGCCCGGCGCGGCGTGGAGTTCCCCGACAACGCACAGCCCTCGCTCCAGGCCGTGGCGGCGCTGGGCATTCAGGCGATCGCCAAGCTCGACCCGCTCGACGCCAAGCCGCTCCTGGACGAGATGTTCGAGTGCGTGCAGGTCGTGCCGGACCCGGTCAAGAACCCGCTCTACCAGCGGGCGCTTGCTGACGGGGACATCGAGGAGATCGGCACCGTCCTCGACATACGCATGGAGGTGATCGCTCTCCACGCAAATTTTTCTATAGCCGACTTCCTCTCGAACTTGAACTCGGGAGCGAAGGAGGGTACGCCGAATACCGGAACGTCCCCGCCTCAATCGGCGCAGCCGTCTCGTCCGGCAAGGCAACCCTCGCGGAATGCCAGACCGTCTACTCCCTGAGGGACGTGTACGACCTCCTTGAGATCGTAGCCGTGGACGCCCACAACCGGCGCCTGCAGCAGAAGCGCGCGCAGCAGAAGAGCTGACCGAGGCAACCGCACCCATGCCCACAGTCGTCGACAGTCTCATCGTAACGCTCGGCCTCGACCCCGCGGGTTTCAACGCGGGGCAGAAGGCCGCGGCGCAAGCGTGGCTGAAGACGAAGGACGAGGCGAAGTCTTCGGGCAAGGCCATCGAGGAGAGCGCCAAGAAGTCCGGCGAGTTCCTGCAGCAGCTCCAGGGACGCGTGCTCATGCTCGCCGCGGCCTTCATGGGCGGCAAGGGCATCAAGCAGTTCACGGCGGACCTGGTGCAGAACGACGCCGCGCTCGGGCGCATGGCCGTCATCGTCGGGACGACCACGCAGACGCTGTCGAGGTGGCAGGGGATAGCCAACGCCACGGGCGGGTCGGCGGCCGGCGTCACGGGTGGCATCAACTCGCTCAACCAGTCTCTCGTGAACCTCTCGCTCACGGGCGAGTCCAGCGTGATCCCGTACCTCCGCGCGCTGCAGGCGTTCGCCCCGGCGGTCAACCTGTCGCTGATGGGTGCCAACGGTCAGATGCGCACGGCCGTCGACATGCTCCCGGACCTCCACAAGGCCGTGCAGGGCATGGACGCGGCGCGCTCGACCGCCATCCTCTCCGGCATGGGGCTCGGGCAGGACCTCATCAACATCCTCATCCAGAGCGATGAGGTGTTCAACAAGTTCATGCAGGATCAGCAGCGCTGGGGCACCGTCACCAAGGAGCAGGCCGCGGCCGCCCAGGAGCTGCAGTACAACACGGCCGGCGTCACGCAGTCGTTCACGACGCTGGGCCGCATGATACTCCAGAGCCTGTCGCCGGCGTTCAACAACCTGCTGAAGAAGCTGCAGGACGTGTTCGTGTGGTTCCAGGCGAACCCGGAAAAGCTGAAGCTCGCGTTCGCCGGAGTGACGGCGGCAGTGGTTGCGCTGGGCCTGGCGTTCGGCGGACCGATCGCCTGGGTGGCGGCGCTCGCCGTCGCTGGCGCTCTGCTCTACGACGACTGGCGGACGTGGAACGAGGGAGGCAAGTCGCAGTTTGGGGAGTTCTGGCAGTACGTCACAGACAAGTGGAACGCGATCAGGGACACGGCGACCAAGGTGTGGGACGACATCGGCGGTAGCGTCATGCCGATCCTGAGCGGCCTGAAGCAGCTCATGGTCGACACGTTCAACATCTGGGCTGCCGGCTGGAGGCTGGCGTACGCGCTGTTCTTCGGGACCGCCGAGGACGTGAAGTCTGCGTGGAGCAATCTCGTAGGTGCCATCGGAACGCAGTGGGTCAATTTTTGGGACGGCCTGGCTAAAGCTATCTACAACGCGACGCCTGCGATCTACGACGCTATTAAGCAGGCGTTCAGCGCCGGCTTTGACTGGGTTATGGAACGGGCTAACGTGATCTGGCGCGCGATTACGGGTGGCAACCTGTTTGAGAAGGACTCTACCGGCGGGTGGGGGCAGAAGACCGACACAGACGGCCCTGGTGCTAGCGCGGCAGCGGGAGGCGGCGCTATAAAAGCGCCGGCTGATCGCAAGCAGATAGACGAGGACATCGCCGCGTACCAAGCGCTCGGATGGACCCGAGAGCAGGCCACCGGCATCGTTGCCAACACCGTTGCGGAAAGCACAGGTGACAAAAACGCCGTTGGTGATGGCGGTAAAGCATATGGCCTTCACCAGTGGCATCCTGATCGCCAGGCCAACTTCAAGCAGGTGTTCGGGCATGACATACGTGAGTCAACGCGTGACGAGCAGAGAAGGTTCACGGACTGGGAGTTGCGTAACAGTGAACGTGCGGCGGGAGAAGCGCTGAAGCGTACAGGAAGCCCTGGAGAAGCCGCACGCGTGTTATCGACGCTGTACGAGCGCCCTAAATACGCAGGCCTTGAGGCTGTGAAACGCTCTGCTCTCGCCGCCGAGCTATACCGTCCCCCTGGTTCACAACCTCAGGCTACAGTCCCAACGGGAGCGCCGGCCGCTGCTGCGGTTTCTGCCGCCGCGCTTCCCCCGTTCCAGATACCTGGGACGTCCAGCAGCGAGACCAACATCGGGACGATCGTCGTCAACACGCAGGCGACCGACGCCCAGGGCATCGCCGATGACATCAAGCCGGCGCTGGAGCGGAACACGTTCGCCGCCAACTCGAACTATGGGCAGATTTAGCCGTGGCCAGTCTCCCGACGGTCTTCGGCTTCGGCGGCGGCCCGACGATAATCCAGCGGGACCTCGCCGCGTTCGGTATCATCGAACCGCTGTGGGGTATCTTCAACGACAGCGGCGAGTCGGTCGTGGTCGCCGACAACGTCGTGAACTTCGAGTACAAGCAGGAGTGGACCGTCGCGGACTACCCGATGGAACAGGGGGCGTTCGAGAGCTACGACAAGGTCGACACGCCGTTCTCCGCCCGCATCACGTTCAGCTCGGGCGGCAGCTTCAGGAACCGTCAGCACCTGCTCGCCTCCATCGACCAGGTGGCCGGGGACCTCAAGAAGTACGACGTCGTGACGCCGGAGAAGACCTACACCAGCGTCAACATCATGCACTACGATTACAGGCGAACCGCCGTGAACGGCGCCGGCCTGATAACCGTGGCCGTGTGGTTGACGGAGATCAGAGAGAACGCGACCGTCGCAACGACCGACACGGCGGCGCCCAGCGGGGCCGCGACGCAGGACGGGGGCCAGGTGCAGGCAAAAGATACGACGGCGAGCCAGCAGTCGATCATCAGCGCAGCCTTCAACGCCCCGTGACGCCATGCAGCTGATCCCGCTCCGCGCAACCCCCGCGCAGACGTTCGGCGTGATCCTCGCCGACCAGCAGGTCGTCCTGACGCTGCGGCAGCTCGCGAGCGGGCTGTTCATCAACGTGCAGGTGGAGAACGTCGAGATAGTCGGGCTCGTGATCTGCCAGAACATGAACCGCATCGTGCGCGACGCGTACCTCGGGCTCGTGGGTGACCTGGTGTTCTACGACTCCAGCGGCGCGCGTGACAACCCGTACTTCGCGGAGCTTGGGACCAGGTTTCAGCTGGTCTACCTGAACTCCGCCGACCTCACGGCGCTTGAGTCATGAGCTTCACGGCGAAGCTGCTCGACATCACGTTCACGCTGGCGCCGAGGAACGGCAGCGCGGTGAACTTCAAGGGCACCAAGGTCAACACGATCACGCTGAAGGGCTTGCGCATATCGTCCAGGATAGTCAAGGCCGGCGGCGTCATGAAGAGCACCGCGCAGATAACCGTGTACGGGATGACCCTGTCGCAGATGAACCAGCTGTCCACGCTGGGAATGAAAATCAGCACGGTGCCGAGAGACACCGTGGTTCTGTCGGCCGGCGACTCCGAAGGTATGTTCACCGTTTTTCAGGGGACCATATTCAACGCGTACTTCGACGCGCAGGGCGCGCCGGACGTGGCGTTCCGCGTGGACGCGAGCGCGGGTCTGGCCGAGGACGTCGTGAACGCCAAGGCGACGAGCTTCAAGGGCGCGACCGACGTTTCCACGGTGCTGGCGTACCTCGCGAAACAGATGGGGCTGGTCTTCGAGGGTAACGGCGTCTCCGTGATACTCTCCAACCCGTACTTCTCGGGGTCGTACCGGAGCCAGGCGCAGCGGGCCGTCGACGCCGCGAACATCGACTGGATCATAGACAACGGCATCCTGTCGGTATGGCCGAAGAACAGGGCCAGGAAGGGACAGGTCATAGTTGTGGCGCCCGACACGGGGATGATCGGATACCCGGCCTTCACGTCGCAGGGTCTCATGCTGCAGACGTCGTTCAACCCCGCTATCCGGTTCGGCGGCAAGATCAAGGTGGTCAGCACTCTCACCCCCGCCAACGGCGTGTGGGCGGTCGGCGCGGTGGACCATCTGCTCGACAGCCGGACGCCCAACGGCAAGTGGCAGTCGACGATCTCGGCTTACGACCCTGACACGCCGCTGCCGCTGACACGATGACAGACGAAGTCACGCCAGCGGCGGGAGTAGGCCAGCAGGGTCCGTTCGACACCTCGTCGGAGTTCAACGTCAGGGCGTTCCAGATAGCTCAGGCGATCGCGCAGGTAGCTACGACGAAGATCGTGAAAGTCATCGCGGTCTACGACTCGAACATGTCACCTGTGTCTCCGGACGACACGGGCGTCGTCGGGCCGACCGGCTTCGTGGACGTGCAGCCGCTTGTGTCGCAGGTGGACGGCGCGAACCAGGCCACCCCGCACGGCATCATCTACGGTGTGCCGTTCACCAGGCAGCAGGGCGGCGGGAGCGCCGTCATATGCGACCCGAAGGCGGGCGACATCGGGGCTATGGCCTGCGCCGACCGCGACATCTCGTCGGTCAAGGCCAACCGCGACGCGGCGACGCCGGGCTCAAGCCGGCGCTACGACGCGGCCGACGGCGTGTACGTGGGGCCGGTTCTCAACGGTGTCTCGGATCAGTATGTCAGGTTCAAGGCGAAAGGCTACGTGCTCCTGGACAACCAGGGCAACAGCACCGAGACCGGCGAGAGCGGCGTGGTCACGACCGACAAGTTCGGGAACAAGATCACGACCAGCTCGGAAGGTATGAAGCTGGAGGACTGTAACGGCAACATTATGAACCTGAAGCCGGGGATGATCGAAGCCACGACGACGAGCTTCAAGATAAACGGCGCGCTAGACGTCTCCGGAGGCGCCGTGTTCGGCGGCACCGTGGAGGGCAACGGCCCTGGCGGCGTCGGGCTCACCACGCACACGCACACGCAGGGCAACGACAGCCACGGCGACACGGAAGTTCCGACCAACCCGCCGACCCCGGGGACGTGAAGATGAAAACGCTGCTCCTCGACGTCGACACCTGGGACCTCGTGCTGGACCAGGCCGGCAACCTGGCGCTCGCCAGCGACCCCTACAGCCAGGCGCAGGACGCGGCGAGCGCCATCAGGCTGTTCCGCGGCGAGCTGCAGTACGACGTGAACCAGGGCATCCCTTACTGGCAGGAGATACTGGGCCACCTCCCGCCGCTGGCGCTCATGAAAGCCAAGTTCGAGCAGGCTGCCCTGACGGTGCCGGGGGTAATATCCGCGCTCTGCGTGATCGACTCGGTCGCCAACCGCGAGGTCACGGGGCAGGTCCAGATAACTGACGAGATCACCAGCGCCAAGGCGCAGGCGAGGTTCTAGGCGATGACAACCAACGTTCCGAAGCCGACGTTCACCGCCACGGGGTTCGTGCCTCCGACCGAGCCGGACGTTCTGGCGGGCCTGAAGCTCGACTGGAACCAGGCGTTTGGGGTGGAGCTTAACTTTGGCACGGTCACCAACCCCACGCCGCAGGGGCAGTTGGTCGCCAGCGAGTCGGCGATAGTCGGCGACGCGAACGACACGTTCTGCGCGCTGGCCAACGGAGTGGACCCCGCGTTCTCCACGGGCCGCCTGCAGGACGCGATCGGCCGCATCTATTTCATGACCCGGCTTCCCGCGCAGAGCACCGTGGCGTCGTGCCTCTGCATCGGTCTGGCCAACACGCCGATACCGCCGGGCGCCCTCGCCATAGCTTCTGACGGCAACCTCTACTACGCCGTGTCGGGCGGAGTGATACCGGTTGGTGGTTCGATCACCCTGGACTTCGCCTGTCAGGTCACGGGTCCGGTCAGCTGTCCCGCCGACACGCTGAACCGGGTCTACAGGTCCATACCGGGCTGGGACAGCATCAACAACCCGACCGACGGCGTGCTCGGCAACGCGGTGGAGAGCAGGTCCGCGTTCGAGACCCGGCGCGAGCTGTCGGTGGCGCTCAACACGGTCGGTTTCATCCCGTCGGTCTACGGCGCGGTGCTGAACGTGAGCGGCGTGCTCGACGCTTACGTAAACGACAACCCGAACTCGTATGAGGTGGGCTACACGCCGACGGGCGTCGTCCAGGGCTCGATAAGCGGAACCACGCTCACGGTCACGAGCGTTGTCAGCGGCTTCATCGCGGCGGGGCAAACGCTCACCGGCTCGTCAGCCTCCAACGTCCCGGTCGCCAACGGCACAACGATCGTCAGCTTCATAAGCGGGAACGACTGGACCGTTAGCGTGTCGCAGACCGTCGCGGCCTCGGAGATGAACCTCGGCGGCGTCGTGCTCGGGCCGAACTGCCTGTACGTCGCGGCCGTGGGCGGGACCGATGACGCTGTGGCGACCGCGGCCTGGTCGAAGAAGTCGCCGGGCTGCGCTTGGTACGACGGCAACACGACCGTCACCGTCTACGACCTCAACACGCAGGTGCCGCCGCCCGGCGCCGCGTACACGGTGAAGTTCGAGCGACCGTCGTCTCTGCCGTTCGTGTTCCGCGTTAACCTGGCCAACAGCCCCGAGGTCCCCGCGGACTTCGAGGCTCAAGTGCAGGCTGCCGTCATAGCGGCCTTCGCCGGGGCGGACGGAGGCCAGCGCGCCAGGATCGGCTACCCGGTCTATGCCAGCCGCTTCTATCCCCCTGTCGCCGCGCTTGGCTCGTGGGCGAACATCGTCTCGCTGCTGCTCGGCACGGAGAACCTCCCGACCGCGACCGGGACGCTGGCCATTGGCGCGTCGTTCACGGGAACAGCGGTCGGCACAACTCTTACGATCAGCTCTCTGACCGGCTACGTGTCGGTCGGCGACACAGTCGTCGGAACCGGCGCCCCTTCGGGAACGACGATCCTCTCTCAGGACAGCGGCACGACCGGAGGGACAGGGGATTACACGACCAGCGTGGCGACGACGGCGTCAGCCGCTGCCCTGACAACCACGAGCGCCGTAGCTGTGGTCGCTACGGTCACGTCGGGGACGCTCGCGGTCGGGCAGTTCCTGTTCGACGCTGACGGCAACATCAACGAAGGCACGACGATCACGGCGCAGCTCTCAGGCACATCGGGGGCCGCGGGGCGCTACTCGGTAAGCGCCGCGCAGAAGGTCGCGCTTGAGGCGTTCCAGGCTGTGGTCCCGGACCAGACCGCGACTAACGTTCGTATAAACCAGGCCCCGACGGTTACGGCGGCCTGCATAGAGGTGAACCTGGTATGATTAAGAAGCTCCTCCTTTCCCTCACCTCCGCGCTCCTGCTCCTGGCGGGCGGCGCGGCCGCGCAGCCGACGCCCTCGGTCAACGGTCCGTTCTTCGGTCCCAACTGGTCGCTGGGCTACGTTCCCACGCCGCAGGAGTGGCAGCGCCAGTGGACCAACAAGGTCGGCTATTACACGGGCGGCATCCCGATCGTCTACGGCGGCACCGGCGCGACTTCCGCTGCCGCGGCCCTCACCAACCTGGGCGGCATGTCGAACGCGCTCACGCCGGGCGCGCTCTTCGTCGGCAACGCTTCGGGCATTGCCACCGCGCGCGCCCTCTCCGGCGACGCCACGCTGTCCAACGTCGGCGCCATCTCCGTCACGAAGACCAACGGCGTCCTGTTCGGCGCGTTCGCCACGGGGACCGACGCCGCCAACCTCACGGGCACGGTCTCCGTCAACCGCTTCAACTCCGGCAGCGGCGCCAGCTCCTCGACGTTCCTGCGGGGCGACGGGACGTGGGTCAACCCGACCGCGGCAGGCATCACGGTCGGAAGCACGACGGTGACAGGGGGGACCGACACGCGCGTTCTCCGCGTGAACGGTTCCGTCTTGGGCGAGTACACAATCACGGGAACGGGCACCGTGGTCGCCATGCAGACGTCGCCATCCTTCACGACGCCGTCCCTCGGCGCTGCCACAGGCACCAGCCTGACGCTGGGCACGCCGACGGGCGGGAGCGAAGGTAGCGGCACGCTCAACCTTGCCGCGTACCTGTACCAGAACGGTAACATAACTGTCGCTGACGTGCCGACGTTCAGCAGCGGTTTTGCTCTCGCTCCCATAGTGCCTTCTCTCACGTCCTCGTCGACCGGCGGTCATGGGGAATGCTCTGGCAGTTACGGGCTGTGGATTATCGGCATCGGAAAGAATGCCGCCTCGTCCCTGACTAACGGCTGTAAGAGCATCGCCATTGGTTACAACGCTTTTAATGCGGCAGTGCACGATAGCGCATCTATCGCCATCGGGCCGCTAGCACTCCAAGTTATGAACGGCGGCGACGCCAATACTGCCATTGGCTACCAGAGCATGGGCGCGCTGACTGGTGCCAGCATCTTTAACGTCGGGGTCGGCAACTCGACGATGGAACAGCATACCAGCGGCTCCTACAATACCGCAGTTGGCGCTCACTCGATGCTGGCTGGACTCACCGGCGACGAGAATACTGGTTTTGGTAATTCTGCGCTTTATGCCGTCTCCGGTGGCAATCGAAATACCGCAGTTGGCAGTGACGCAGCATCGGCACTCGTGGCGGCAAACGATGTCGTAGCGATTGGTCGTCGCGCGCTTTACGCTCTCGTCTCTGGAGATGGAAATGTTGGTATTGGTCTTGCCGCTATGCAGGCCCAGACTAGCGGTTCCGGGAATACCGGCGTCGGCTATCAAGTCTTGATCAATAACGTAACTGGCGCCGGTAATTCCGCAGTCGGAGATCACGCGCTCTATAACGCCACGACATCAACTGATACTGTTGCGGTGGGGCGCGATGCTGGCTACGGCGTCGGGGGCACGTACACGGCGACAGGTAATACCCTAGTTGGCAAGCAGGCGGGCTACAGTATCGCTACTGGTACGGCAGCCAATGTGTTTGTGGGAAATGCTGCGGGCTACGGCGCAACGACAGGCGCACAGAACGTCATTGTAGGTGCGTCTTCATCCAGCGCGGGGCTCAATCAACTCACGACCGGCAGCCAGAACATCTCCATCGGCTTCGACAATGCGTTGGCTTCTGCCACGGCAAACGGCCAGCTTGTCATCGGCAACGCCATCTACGGCACCGGGCTGACGGGAACGGGTTCGACCATCTCGACTGCCAAGATCGGCATTCTCACGAAAGCACCTGCCGTTGAACTGGACGTGGCCGGCACGATCAACGCTTCCGTCAATCTCAGCGTCGCCGGGAAGCTGATAACGCTGGGCGGCAACCTGACGATGACGGGCGCGTACAACACCACGTTCGCCATGCCCGGCGCGTACACCTACACGATGCCCGCCGCGACCAGCACGGTGGCCACGACCGTTCTCGGCGGCACTCCCGGTAATGTCGCCTGTTACACAGCAACAGGCGTGCAGGACTGCGGCGTCGCTCCGGTCACGAGCGCCGGGGCAACGTCGGTGTTCGGTAACAACACAGGGTCTCCCGCAGCCCCTATGTTCAATACCACTCTCTTGCTGGCCGGAAGTGTCAGCAATCCGCCTTATTCTTCCTTGGCTGATCCGACGAGCGGCATGTACTTTCGTACCGCTACTGTCGTCAACATAGCGGCGAGCGGCAAACGTGTCGCGGAGTTTGAAGCGCCGGGCACGCTTGGGTACTACCTGCGGTTTGATGCCAACGACACGCCGACTGTCAGCGCGCAGGGTGCCACAAACGTGAACCTGCAACTGTCGGGTAACGGCACTAGCGGCGTCGATATTCTGTCAAACCTCACGAACGTCACCATCGCCCGCTTTTTCAGCAGCGGCAATTCGAGCGTAAACTACTTCACGTTGACGGCCGCCTTGACCACTGCATCACCGACTCTGGCTGCAGCGGGAAGCGACACCGATGTTGGGTTGACTTTCAACACGAAAGGTGCAGGCAAGCAACTGTTCCAGATTGGCGGTGTGACGAAACTTGACTACGGATTGACCAACGCCTCGGCTTGGACGGTGTCATCGGCCTCGTTCTTCACCGGGGCGGCGGCGTTCAGCAGCACCGTGACGCTGCCGACAGGCGCGGCACAACTTCTGTTCAGCACCGACCTTCTGCTGGGACGGGCCGCTGCTGCCAACCTGCGGCTCGGTGCGGCGGACGTGGACACCGCTCCCGTCGCGCAGACGATCAGCATGCAGAACGTGCTCGCGGGCGGCACGTCCAACATCGCGGGCGCGAGCATCACCATCGCGGCTGGGCAGGGCAAAGGCACGGGCTACGGCGGCAGCATCTTCTTCAAAACCTCTAACCAAGGCTCCACCGGCACGACCGTCAACGCCCTGCAGACCGCCTTCCAGATCGGGCCGGGTGGAAGCAGCAACAACTACATTCTTGTGGCGTCCAACAACACACCGTCGATTGTCGCGCAGGGCTCTACCAACCTGAACATGCAACTGTCAGGGAACGGTGCAACCGGCGTCGATGTAATGACGAACAATATCCAGCAGTACATCGCGCGCTTCGGCGTGCATGGTGCGGCCGGGGCAATGGTCAACTACTGGGCGATCAACGGCAACGTCACCGCTAATCCGGTTGAACTGCTGGCCACAGGCAGCGACAGCAACATCAGCATCAGCCTGACGCCGAAGGGCAGCGGAGCGGTGAACGTGTCAACGGGCATCGTGCACACTCCCAACGCCACCATAGTTGCCGCCGCTCTGACAGGCACGATCATCTCGGTCAACACGGCGACCGCGCCTGCCATCGGTTCGGCTCTAGCGCTCGGCGGCGCGGCCTATGCGCTCGCCGTCTACAACGGCGTTCAGTGGACCGTGATTGGGAATTAGACCATGGGAAAATTCACACTTGGTCTCATTGCGCTTCTGTGGACGAGCGTCTCCCTCGCGCAGTCCCTCCCGGCCGACGTGTCAACGAGGGTGGGACGCGCAGGCGAGTTCGTCTATGATTACACGCTCTCGCAGTATCAGAACAAGTTGAGCACCTACGACATAATTTGGGACAACCGACCCAACTCGGCGCAGGGTTACGTGCTCATACTTCCGTCGAGCGTTTTTTCGAGCGGGTACACGGCGGTCAACCGTGTACCGACATACGCATCGCCTTACGGCACAGGCATCACCATTCTAAAAGCCTGCGGGGTACCCAGCGGCGGGTGCCCTTTGGCTTGGTTCAGAACCAACCATCCGACGTGGATCATCTACACTTCGGATCAGGTGACGCCCGCTTACCAGTTCGGGGACACAACTTGGGTGCCTCTCGACATAAGCAACGTGACCGTTCAGTCATGGTTGGAGACGAACGTCTACGCGCCCATCTTGAGCGCGGGCTACCAATCGTTCAGCATCGACAACGTCACCGACCGGAACGATTGGGATGAGGTGGGCATCTGCTCGATAGCTCCCACGACCAACTGCACGGCAGACGGCGGGACGTGGACTCAGCTTTACAGCGGAGCCGTTCAGAACGACGCGACGTTCATAAACAACCGCGTGGCTTGGGGGCAGGCCGTCACGGCTTGGGCGCACACCCAAGGCAAATCGACGATGGCCAACATCAGCTACGACGCGGCCAATCTAACCGACACGGCGCGGCTCGTGAACGCTTACGACATATGGTACGACGAACAGGGGATCACCGGAGACAGTCAGCCGTCCGCCTGCACTCCGAACAACGGATCAGGAGCGACAGGCACCTACTGGATCAACAAGATCGCATTCATCACCGGCCTGAACGGCGGGGCCGGGCCGAACGCCTACGTTGACGAGAACTCCATCTGCCCCATCGGGTCGTTTACCAAGGCGGGCGTGAGCACCAATTTTGAAGTGGTTGAGTACGCCGCCGCCAGCTACCTGCTGCTGAAGAACGCGCACACCTACATGACGATGTATTTTGACAGTGGTTCCGCCGGAGGGCCGGGGTACTACAACGAAAACACGCCGACCGCGTTCTGGCCGCAGTTCTACCTGACGCACGGCGTGGCAAGCGGCGCTTACGCGGTGACAGGAAACGTGTACTACCGGACGTTCGCCAGTTTGCTGGCGCTCGTCAACCCTTCTACCACGCTCTCGCGCACCTACGACCTAGGGGCGAGCGTGTACCACCGCAGCGACTGCACGCGCTTCACCGGGGTCATAACCATCCCACCGATCACCGGGATGGTTCTGCTCAACGGGGAGCCGAGCGGCTGCATACCTTAAAACTCAAGAGGCAGGAACCAAGTTATGAAAAAGATCGCATTCGCCATCGCGCTGCTCGTCACGTCCCCGGCATTCGCGCAGGAGGCTCCCGACCCGATCAAGATGCTGGGCGAAGACTTCACCGTCTTCCAAGGATCGCAGCGCCACCTTTTGGAGTCCTTGAACAAGGTTGTCGAGGAGCTTGTCGCCAAGCGCAAGGAGAACGCCGAACTCAAAGCCGAGGTGGCCAAGCTGAAGACACCGTCTGAAGCGCCCAAGAAGTAAGGCGCCGACGTGACCGACCTCCCCTACTTCCCCCATCCGAAACAGTCAGGCGGCATAGGGGAGGGCGGCATCGGCGACTTCGCCATCGGCGGCCAGTTCTACGACTGGCAGGCCACGGTGATAAGCCAGTACGCCAACAGCGGCCGCATCCTCGGTATCATCGCCAGCTTCGCCGCGGCGATGGAACAGAAGACGGACGTCGACGCGTTCTACGACAAGCTGTGGAACATCGACACGGCGGAGGGCTACGGGCTCGACGTGTGGGGCCGCATCGTCGTCATCAAGCGCACGCTGTCGGTGTCATCGCGCTTCCTCGGCTTCGAGGAGGGCGGCCCGGACTACGACCCGTTCAACGTGTCGCCGTTCTACGCGGGCGGCGGCCCCACGCAGAGCTTCGAGCTTTCCGACGGCGCCTACAGGGTGCTCATCCTGGCCAAAGCGCTCGCGAACATAACGTTCGGCTCGACGCCTGGCATCAACGCCGTGCTGCAGCTCCTCTTCCCGCTGCGGGGGCCGTGCTACGTCGTAGACAACCAGGACATGACGATGACGTACACCTTCGGCTTCGTGCCGACCCCGGTGGAGGTCGCCCTGATAACAAGCTCAAACGTCCTGCCGCGTCCGACCGGCGTGGCCGTCAGCTACCAGGTGCTTTAGCCATGAAATACATAGACCTCCCCGCGCTGGTCCCGGTCCCGTTCGCGTCGGACGCGGACCCGCAGTACGTCGACACCATACCCCCCGCGCCGTCGGTTCCGGGCCGCGCGTCCATGCAGGGTGGCTTCCCGCCCGACAACTTCCGCCCCCTGGCCTCCGGCGGCATCCCGCCCTTCGGGCAGGACATGAACGGTATCCTGCGTCTCGTCACGCAGTGGAGCAGGTGGCAGGGGGTGGGTGGACCCGTGGGCTATGACGCGTCGTTCTCGGCGGAGATCGGGGGCTACCCGATGGGAGCCGCGCTTGTTGCCGCGAGCGGGCTGGGCTGGTGGGTGTCCAAGGTCGACGACAACGTCACGGACCCCGACACGGGCGGCGCGGGCTGGTCGCTGGTGTCGATCGACCAGGTCTACGCCGGGAACCCGAACGGGCACGTCGCCGGCCAGCAAGCGACGGGGTCGTCCGCGCCAACGCTGTGCTGGGACTACGTGGGTCTGTCTTTCTGGTGGTGTTACGCGACGGGCAACACGGCCGGAGCCGCGTGGCTCCCCCTGACAACGCTGAGTGCCATCGCCTACGTCACGGGGAACACCTTCAACTCCACGGCCGTCAACACGGGAAGCACCGTGGCCCGCTCGAACTCCGGAACAGCGATGGTAGACCACCTGCCCAACGCGAGCACGGTGCAGAACGGCTGGAGCATCACGGAACAGAACGTCGACACCACAGCCATCCTCACGATAACCGCGCCGGGGGGAACCACGCTGAACGGCATCGCCGCCGGCACACAAATTCTCCGCCCTAATCAGTCGGCCAAGATCACCTCTGACGGCTCAACGGGCTTTCTCATCACGCAGGCGCCCGTACCCGTCGTGTTCTCGGCGCAGGCGGTCTACGTGAACTCCTCCGGCCTCTACGCGCCGGGCGTCTACCACGTCGACACGACGGGCGGCCCTTTCACGTTCCAGTTCCAGAGCGGCGGCGCGCTCGGGGACAACTACACGATCAAGGACGTGGGCGGCGCGCTCGCGAAGAACGCCTGCACGATCGACCCCAACGGCGCCACTGTGGAGGGCTTCTCCGGGAGCTTCCCGCTCGACGTCAACTGGCTTGAGGGCGTCACGTTCTCGCTGAAATCCGGAAACTGGAGCATGGAATAATGAGCGCTCAGGGAACTTCCAACTTCGTCAAGAACGGCCAGCAGCTCAAGGTCCCGGCGGGAAGCTCCGCTGTCGCGCAGGGCGACCTGGTCCTGGTCGGTGGCCTCGGCTCCGAGGCGTGGCCCGTCGCCACCATCGACTACGCGGTCAACGCCGAGGCCCAGACGCTGCTGTCTCCCAGCGCTGTCGCGTCGTTCGCCGTGACCGGCTCCGCGCGCCAGGCTGTCGCCCGCGACAGGCTTGGCAACGTTTACATTATGGGCACGAACGGAAGCGGGCGCCTGGTGGCGTACAAGCGGAGCCCTCTCGGCGCGAGCCTGGTGTCAGCCGTGCTGGACTCTACCGCCACAACGGTCAACACGCCGATCCTGTTCCAGCTGTCCAACGGGAACTTCTGCTGTGTCTACGCGCGCAGCGCCGGTGTCCTGTGCTTCGTGATCTTCGACTCGATGCTCACGCTGATCGCTGGCCCCTCAGCGTTCGCCACCGAGCGCGCGTCGACGAACGTCGTCTACCACTCGGCGGTCGCCCTCAGCGGCGGCGGCTTCGCCGTCGTCTTCCAGAGCAGCGCCGCCACGGCGATCAACCTGGTCACGTACAGCAACGCCGGCTCTCCCGTGCTGGGCGCCACGTCCGTGCAGGCCCTCACAGGATCGGCGGCGGTCGAGACGCTGAAGCTGGGGCAGCTCTCAAGCGGCAACCTGGTCTGCGCTTACCGCGGCACGATGGCAGCGAACTCGTTCGGCGGGACGAGCTTCACCGTGTTCACGGTGGGAGGTGTCAACGTGGCGGGACCTACCAGCGTCGACAGCACCTCCGTGGCCGGCCTGCTTGAGATCAGCGTCATGACGGGTTACTTCGCGGTCGCGGAAGCCAACGGCACCAACCTGATCTGCGCCGTCTACACGAACGCGGGCGTCGTCCAGGGGACACCGTTCAGCGCGGCGAACACGCTGAACGCGGGAACCTACCCGCAGGTCAAGCTCACGAACGACGGCATCTACTTCTGGCTGGCGTACTTCAGCTCCGCCGGCAACGGTCTGTACCTGCTGGGTCTCACGGCTGCGGGCGCCACCTACGCCTCCGCCTCCGGGATGGGCTCGTCCACCCTCAGCGCGTCGACCTTCGCTCTCGACGCCGAGGTCATCAACGGTTCTCTCGTGGCGCTCGCGGCGTCCAGCGGAACCTCAGGGCAGTATTGGCTGTCGGCGGGTCTCCCCGACGCGTCGCTCGGCGTCTCCGCTCCGTACCTCAGGTCAGCGCCCACGGCGATCGGCTCCGCGGCTGCGACCACGGGCTCGCTGTGGCCCAGGCTCCTCTCCGGCGGCGGCGGGCTCTACCGCGGCAGCTCCCCCCCTGTCAACCAGCCCACGGCCCCGGCGACCTGCGGCGACTTCACCGCGATCATGGTTTACGACCAGCAGAACTCCGCTACTACTTTGATGGCGATCGTCAAGGTTGAGACCACGGCGGTGCTCGGCGTGTCGATGGCGGAGATCGCGGCAGGCCAGGCCGGCGTCCCGTTCTTCGTCAACCCGGGGCAGGGGGAGTACCCGACCTCGGCGACGGGCGGCACGGCGGGCCAGTCATTCAACCACCTGGACAACGCGCTGGCGGGAACCGCGGGCGTGGTCTACGCCAACGGCGTGGCGCTGACGGGCATCTCCAACAACACACCACCGGCGAACGGAAACCTGGCCACGGACCTGGTGGGCTACCTCGACGGGCTGAACCTCTCGACGGCCGGCGGCTCGGCGGTCTTCGGCATCGCGGCGGGCGTGGCGGCCGACACCGACAGCACGGTCATCATGCAGCTGGTGGCAGCCTACACGAAGACGACGGACGCGTGGGCCGCCGGCTCCGGCAACGGGTCGCTGGACCAGGGGTCCATCGCCAACAGCACGTGGTACGCCGCGTATCTGATCCGGAACCCCTCGACGCGGGCCGTCGACGTTATCACGTCGCTCAACTTTGTGGTCCCCGCGCTCCTGCCGACCGATTACACGCAGTACCGCCGCATTGGCGCCATGCAGACGGACGGTTCAGGGCACTGGGTCGCATTCCAGCAGTTCGGTGACGACTTCTACCGCCTGGAAATCCTGGACCTTACCGGAGGGGGAGGGACCCAGCCAGCCACGCTGACAGCCCTGTCGGTTCCTGTGGGTATCGTCGTCGAGCCGTTCACGGTCATAACAGCCAACTCCATCAACAACAACACGGCCGCCGTGCAGTACGCCCCAGGAGCCAGCGCGACGCTCCTGGCCACCGTCATGTCTCACTACGAGGGAAACCCGGCGCAGGGGTCAAGCTCGACGAACTCTGTCATCGGTCCGCCGACGGACACGTCCGCGCGGATATACGTCGGGTTCCCGAGCTACAGCGGCGAGCCTCTCTACATCCACACCTGCGGCTGGCGCGACCTTCGGGGCCGGTCGTAGCTCAAACGCCGTTAAGAGCTTGCGGCGGGTCTGCCTCCCCGCCGCCGGCGCCGTCGCCGGGAGCCGAGGGCGAAAGTCTTCCGGTGCCCGGCGGCGTTGCGCGACCTGCGACACCGTGGCAGCAAACATCTTTTGGGTGGGGGCTCAGCATGGCGAACGAGTTGAGGTTAAGCTCAAACGGCAGCAGCCAGGTCATCAACCTGCCCACGGTGATCGCGGTCGTGACCGCGCTCGGCTACGTCGCTTGGATCGCGCAGCAGATGGGCGGCATGACGCAGCAGGTCGTCACCAGCAAGGACACGATCACGGGGATGCAGACGGCGGCCCTGGTGCTGGCCGTGGAGAACCGCACGACGGCGGACCGCCTGGCCTCGGAGAGCCGCGCGGCGACGGAGAAGCTGGCCGCTGAGCTGAAGGTCTCCACGGGGCTGCTGGCCGCGGAGAGCCGCGCGGCGACGGAGAAGCTGGCGGCGGCCGACATCGTCACGCGCGAGCGCATCACGCGCCTTGAGACGCAGGTGCTCAACCTGATGGCGGTCAAATGAAACCTCTCCACCGCCTACACGAGCCCCCGATCCTCAAGACGCTCAAGGTCCCGAGCATGAAAGAGCTGCTAGCCGTCATCGACGCCAAGCTGGCGGAAGCGGAAACCGCCCGGACGGGCGGTGGGACGAAAACATGACAGAGCTTCCAGCCGAAGGCGGCGGAACGGAGGGTCCGATGCCGCGGGAAGACATAGTCAAGGCGTACGCCATGGCGGAGCGCGAGAACCGCTTGCGTGACCGCTCCCGTGACATGAACAATGCAGCCGACAAGCCTGAGCTGAAGCTGCTCGCCCGCCTAAACATGGCGTACATAACACCGACGCTCATGCTCTGTATCCTGGCGCTCGGCGGTCTCATCTGGAACGACCTGCGCGAGGCGGTCAGGACGCAGGGTGTTGCCCAGGACAGGCAGACGCAGGCGTTCACGGCCATGCTGCTGGAGATGAACAATCTCAAGAACTCGCTGAACGCCATCGTGACGTTCCAGATACCGTCGCTCAGCCAGTTCTTCAACAGCAGGTTCGACGCGCAGGCCAACCGCCTCGACGCTCTCTCGCGCTCCGACGAGCAGCAGACCAAGGACATCAAGGAACTTCAGTTCAACGCGTTCAGAGGAGGCAAGTGACATGATCGACCGCGCCGAGTTCTACCACGGCCCCGACGGGGTCTGCAAGTCGCTGTTCGGCGGCCGGCTCAACAGCGGCCAGGTCAACACGATGGAGGCGATTCTCGACGAGTGGGAGCGCCGCGTTGATCTGCACGAGGTCGGGCCCGTCACGCAGCTCGCTTACATCCTCGCCACGCCGTACCGTGAGTGCGGGGTTGCCATGGTCCCTGTGCGCGAGACCTTCGCGACGTCGGACCTGCAGGCCCGCAACCGCCTCAAGGGGGTCTGGTACGCGGTCACGAACCCGCTCACCGGGCAGTCGTACTACGGCCGCGGCCTGGTGCAGCTGACGCACTACAGCAACTACCTCAAGATGGGGACGTTGCTGTCGGCGGAACTCGCCAGGCCCGGTGATGAGCTGGCGAAGGTGCTGGGCTCCGCGCCGATCGACCTCACGCTGACCCCGGACCGGGCGCTTGAGCTTCCGGTCGCCGTGTGGGTCATGTTCGAGGGTATGCTGCGCGCCGACAGCCACGTCGGCGATTTCACGGGCCACGCCCTGGAGGAGTACGTCAACGATGACGAGACCGACTTCGTTAACGCGAGGAAGGTCATCAACGGTCTCGACCACGCCGACGAGATCGCCGCCAACGCGGAGCTGTTCGACAAGGCGCTGCAGGCCGCAACGGCCTAGAAAGAGAGGCACTATGAACAAGGAGCAGGTATACAGCCAGCTGCGCTCGCTGGCTCTCATCGTCCTGACCTACCTCGTGTCCACGGGGAAGCTGACGCAGGACAACGCCAACACGCTCATCCACGCCGGCAGCGAAGCCGGGCCGATCGTAGCGGGGCTCGGCATCATGGCTTACGGCTGGTGGAAGAAGCGCGACAAGGCCGTCCTGCAGCAGGCGGCCGCCACCGGCGTCCAGATACTCGTGCCCGCGTCGGCTTCGCCCGGCGCCCAGGCCGCGGCCGAGGACAAGAGCCCCTCGCTCGCCAGCGTCAACAAAATCTGAAGGAGCTGAAATATGAAACGACTTCTGCTGCTGATCGGCTGCTCGGCGCTGCTCGCGCTCGGTGGCTGCGAGTACCTCAAGGCCGCGAGCAGCATCAGCTCAGCGGCCTCCACCCCGGTGGGGGCTCAGACGATCGCCGACGCCCGCAACACGGTCTACGCCGTGAAGAGCGGCTACGCGATCGCGCTGCCGTTCGCCAAGGCGTACGTCACGCAGACGCCCTGCTCGTTCCCCAAGGCGCTGCCGGCCCCGCTGTGCTCCAGCGACGCGGGCGTGAGCGCTCTCGACAAGGCGCGGGCCACGCTGTCATCGGCGATCAACAGGGCGGAGGCGCTCGCGCTGTCGGCGAGCCCGTCGCAGTCCGATCTGAGCGTCAGCATCGACGTCCTGAAGGCGGCGTACGCCGAGTTCCAGACGGCGATGGTCACCTACGGCGTCAAGCAGGGAGGCTAGAACATGTCAGCCATCATCGCGGCCCTGGCGCTCGCCGCCAGCTACATCCCGCAGCTCGTCGAGATCGGCGTGAACGTCGCCCCGCTCGTCGTGGGTCTGCGCAACGCCATCGCCAACCTCGGGACGCCCGAGGCGCCGGACGCGGCGGCGTTCGCGTCGCTCGACGCCACGGTCTCCGGCTACGAGACCCAGTTCGCCGACGCGGTCGCGGCGCACAACGCTCTCGTGGCGGCGGGACCTCCGGCGGCGCCCTGACCGCTTCCTAGCTCGCGGGTCTCGTCAACCCGCCGAGGGTCAGCCTGTCTGACCTCCTCCCGGAAGGGGGCCTGCCTCGGGGAAACCTGAGGCAGGCCCTTTCCGTTTGTGGTAGGCTCCCCGCACCCGATGAGGTTCTCGAAAGAGCTTCACAGGACCCGGAGGCCGATCATGTAGACGGAACAGGACTGCTCACCTTTGGTAACTACCCTGATGAGGGCGCCCCCGGAAACGGAGGGCGCCCTAGTCGTTTGGGGGTAGGGAAACCCCGGGAATTTTGGGCAAAGCGAGGGGTCGGGGCAGGGGGCAGCTAGGGCAGGACCCGCCCGCAAGAGGCCTGCCTGGCGGGGCTTATTTCAGGAGGTCGGGAAGGGCCAGAAACAGGGCCACCAGGAGGAGCCCGGCGAGGAGGGGCAACCCTCCCTCCCCCTGTCCCCGCGGCTGCCTGGCGGGCTCCCTGCCCGCCCAGGGCGGGGCCTTCCGGCCGTACCAGGGAGGGCAGGGGGAGGCCATCAGCGGCTCCTCTCCGTCGCGACCGCGCCCCCGATGGCGTTGAAGACGCTGTCGCCGATCGCCGCCGGGACCAGGAAGAGGGACATGGCGCTGATGGCGAAGGAGCAGCGCCCGGTCTCCTCGCTCTCCGGGCCGTTGGTCCAGAGCTGGCACCGCGCGCCCTCGCAGCTCCGGCTCACGCGGACCCCTCTCGGTGAGGCCTTCGCGCCTGCCATCTTCAGCGGGCACAGCGTGGACCGCGCCTGCGAGTCTGTCATCAGCTTCATCGCCTAGCCTCCATCTTGAACGGCGGGACCTCTACCTTCGACCGCGGCGCCGCCCACATGAAGAGCGCCAGGCCTACCAGAGCAACACCGAGCCAGCGCATCAGAAGCACTTTCCCGTGAAGCCGCAGTACAGCTGCGCGTAGATCATGAGAAGCCCGACCGCGATGCCGGAGACTATCAGGACGCGGGCCATCACTTCTTCCCCCTCAGCACGTCCTCGAAGATCGCGACGCCGAAGCCTGCCGTGAGCTTGCCCTTCACGGTCGCCTCCCACTTGCTGGACGACTTCTTGTCGGCCGCCGGCTCCGGGATCACGCAGACATCGTCGCCGCGCACGAACGTGAGAGGCTCGCTGTCCTCGTTGGACTTCTGCTGGAAGCCCTCCGCCCGCAGGATCATCCCGACGTGGCTGTTGACGATGTACCACTTGCCCTTGGCCTTGGGGCCGACGGCGCGCGGAACTTTCACGACCTTCTCCCCGGAGGACAGAGGAGCGGACTTCGGCACCAGGTTCGGGTTGCCCGCTATGTCGAGCAGGATCGTGGTCGTCTCCGCCGTGCAGGTGACGCCGAGGTCACGGTGGACCGGCGGCCCGCGGTAGAACCTCTCGAACTCGTCCATGTCCGCGAAGTTGCGGACGAACACCGGGTCGGCGCCCGGGCCGCCCTCGGTCGGGTAGCGTAGCAGCTCCACAGGCGCCGCCCTGTTCTTTATCAGCTGGTTGTACTTGGCCATCTCCTCCGCTCTCCTCTCGCTCTGCTTGACAGCTTCAATCGTCCGCTCGCTCGCCCTGATCTCCTCCAGGCTCCGCATGGGAGCCCAGCCGCGCTTGCCTTCGGTGGTCTGCCTGACGATCTCGTCGGCCCGCGCCCTCGCCTCCGGGCTCGGCGCCCGGAGGAGGAAGGCGGGGATCGGTCCTGCGTCCATCAGTACATCCCCGGGAAGCTGACGCCTTCGAGGCCGTCGACGATCGTCTCCAGCTCGCTGAGGTAGTTCTCCCACTCCGAGCGCTCGCAGTCCTCGGTCCAGCAGGCATCGTCATCGTCGTGCTCGTCGAGAAAGCCCTGCACGTGATCCTTCGCCGCGGAGACACCTGCGAGCGCCTGGTCGAGGCGGAGCGCACGGCTGATGTGGCCGGCGCGCTTCGCCATCGGTTCCTGCCAGTCAACCTTGTCCTCCAGCCCTTCCGGAAACGCGTCGGGGATGGTGGGCTCGCTGTCCGCGTGCTCCTCCAGCGTCTCCTTGCACTCGTTCACCTCCTCGTACTTCGGGAGGTGCTCCATGTTGCTGCTCTCCATGTTGGAGGCCCAGTCCTCCATCTCCTGCTTCAGCTCCTGGACCTCCGACAGGCCGTCGGACACGGCGCCGTCGATTGACGATGAACGCTGGACTGGTACTCTCTTCTGCCTCTTTGCCATGACTACTTCTCCTCGCTTTGAAGTTCAAACTCGTATGCCCGGTAGTAGACCTGACCGGAGCCCTTGTAGGGCGCCGCCAGCTTTCTTCCGACGTGGCTCTGCTGCCAGTGTTTTTCAGCCTCCGCGCGCAGCTCCGTCATCCGGGCCTCCGCGGCCTCCTCGCTGACACACACGGCCTTGGGGTAGTCGTTGCCCATGATGACGTAGACCTTAGGCGCACTCACTGCCCGCCCTCTTTCTTGACCTTCTTCTCCGACCCGTCGTCGCTCAGCACCATCATGTTGAGCTTGAACCGCGTCCCGGCGACGTACTCCAGGTTGCGCTCCTGCTCCTGCTGCCACTCCTGGCGCGCCCAGGGCGAGGGCATCAGGTCGGACCGCAGCAGGGCCACGCTCTCGAACTCCAGCCCCTTCGCCTTGTGACAGGACATGAGAGTGAGCCGCGGCGAGCCGTCCTCGTTCGAGAAGGTGGCCTCGATCGCCGCGATCAGCTTCGGCACCGTCCGCGAGTTCTCATCGAGCTGTGACACGAACTCAAGGACGCAGTTCACCCGGTCGTCGACCGCGTCGGCCTTCTGCTCCTTCTTCTGCGCCAGGAACTTGGCCGTCTCACGCTCGCGCCACGCCTCCAGCTTCTCAAGCATGGCGTCCAGCGTCTTCGCCCGCATCGACTTCACGAGCTTGACCAGGCCCGCGCCGATCTCGCGGCCCAGGATGCGGCAGGCGACCCTGCGACGCATCAGGCCGTAGGCCAGCGTCACGAGCGGGGCCACGTTCCGGCACACGACCGCGTCCGTCGGCTTCAGGACCTTGAGCGCGTCGTCCAACGTGACGTACCTCCGGTAGGAGCCGCGCGGGGCGCTCGCGTGTACGCTGAACTCCGGCGCGAGGTGGCCGACCGCCTCAAGCGCGGCCTGCGGGCACCTGTAGGAGACCGTCAGAGGCATCCTGGTGGCGTTGAAGTCCTGCGCGATCAGATCGAGCGCGTCGTGGCTCGCTCCCGTGAAGCCGTAGATGGCCTGACGTCGGTCGCCGACGGCGCAGAGCCTGCCGCCGACCTTCAGCGCGCCGCGGGCCATGGCTCTGCGAGCCGGGTTGGTGTCCTGCGCCTCGTCGATGAACACCCAGCCCTGCCCGAAGTGCTTGAGCCTCCACTTGAGCGGGAGATACAGCATGTCGTCGTAGTCGATCCAGCGCTTGTCCTTCGCCACGGTCGTGGAGTGGCTGAGCAGCTCGCGCGCGAGGCGGATGGCCGTCTCGTCGTCGGCGTCGTAGCTGGAGTGCGTGAGGTCGTGGTGTTCGATGAGCCGTGTCCACTCCCGCGTCTCGTCGTGGCACAGGCCCGTCCCGATGCCCTCACCCTTCGCAAGGCTGACGAGGTCGCAGACGAACGAGCCGTACAGCTCGACGGTTTCGGCGCTCCACAGTTGCTCCGCGAGCGTGAGGAGCTTGTTGGGGTCGGTCTTGATGGCCCGATGGTCGCAGTTGAATAACTTCTTCAAGGCGCCGAAGCCGAGCGAGTGGAAGGTGCTGACCCGGACGTTGCGGAAGTCGCGACCCAGCTCCTTGCCGAGCGCCGCCACTTTCTCCTTCATCTCCGTGACGATCGCCGCGTTGAAGGCGAGGATCAGGACGGGCACCCACTCCGGGATGAAGGTCAGCGCCCGCACGATGGTCGTCGACTTTCCGGAGCCGGCGACGGCCTCAAGGATCGCGCAGCCCCTTCCCCCTGACACCCAGCTGAAGAAGCTGGTCTGCATCTCGGAGGGAACGAAGGGGCGGGGCTTAGTCACGGAGGACAGGGGGAGGACGGCGTTCACAGGGCTGCTCCAGAAGTGATCTTAACAATGAGCTTGGACGAGACGACGTGGCAGAGCTTGGTCACGTCGGCGACGCGGCTCTTCGGTATGTCGTAGTGGGCCTTGTCGCCGGGATGGAACCAGCCGCGCTTGACGCCAAGCTCCGCGGCCATCTCGTGCATGAAGTGCGCCGAGTACGGAACGCAGATTAGATGGCGAGCCTCGTCGCAGACATACTGGACCTTCTCGGTCTGCCATTCCTTGACGATGATGCCCATCGCGACAACCGCGTCGGGGCTCGCGCCTTCGAGGTCCGCGTCGCAGGTCAGAAGGTCCTCAACGACCTTAGTAGGGTCCATCGTCTTCAGCTCAGCGTTCCCGTTGTCGATGGCGTTCCTCAGGCTGTCACGAACGATGAGCCGTAAATCTAGTAATCCAAGCGCTGGCATAAATCATTCTCCTCATTAGGCCCCCGGTTCCGTGTCGGCTTCCGGCGGGCGGGTTTAGTATAGCCCAGGGTGTGGGCAAGGGTAAACAGCTCAGAAAGCCAGTGAACTCTACGTTTCGTCGCCCCGCATCAGGCCGTCAAGGTCCTTCAGTGGGACGCCGCGCTTGACCAGAGCCCTCCTCGCGTTCAGCATGGCACACGCCATGAATACATCGGCGGAGTAGCCCGACTCCATTGAGTCTCCGACCACCAACCCGTTGGCTCTGTCCAACGCGCAGTCCAGTTGCGCCTGGTCCAGCTTCGTGTCGCTCATCTCTACATCTCCATTTCAGGTTCAGCGGTTCCGCCCAGCTCCTCGATGATCGCGTCCAGCTCGTTCTTGTCCTCGGCCTCCTCCTTCAGCGCCGCGTCCCACAGCTTCGGCTCGCGCCACTTCGTGACCTCGTCTTTAATCACGGCTTGCAATTGGTCGGGCGGCAGCGCGTCAAGCTCCCAGCAGTCCTCGCCGTACTCGGCCACGTAGGCCGGCGTCTTGCTGTCGCTCTCCTTCGCCGGCTGCGGCGGCGGGTTGAGGCGCTCGACCTGGTCCATGTTGAGGCCGATGCGGATGACCGTGACCTCGGTGCCGGCGAACATCGCGAGCTTCTCTTTCAAATCCCTCGTCATGTCGATGCCCGCGGGGTCGTGGTCTCCTAAATGCAAAACCACCGGCCGCTGGCCTTTCCTGTAGTAGTTCGCGAAGCGCTGCCCGGCGCGCCACATCTCAGACAATGAGTTGTAGCCCTTGGTGCTGAAGAAGTCAACGCGCTCCTCGTTGCAAATCTCGCCGACGACGCCCTCAAGCGCCTGCTTCTCGCACCAGGTCTCAAGCCTGATCGGCTGCGAGGCCCAGAGGTCGCGCTTGTATTCGGCGCGAACCTCCTTGATCGCCTGCGTCGGCCCGTCGTACGTGCGGTGCCCCATCAGGTTGCGGCCGCGGTCCTCGATGGCAGTCCACGAGACCAGGCCCGCCAGGCGAGCCTCGCCGAGCAGGTGTTCGAGGCGCCCGTACTCGCGCTGCTCGTTCGGGATCAGGCCCCGCGCGACGTGCTGGTAGTAGAGCTGCCTCACGGTCAGCGCGCGGCCGTACTCCGCGAGGATCACGTTGATCGTCTCGATGCGAGCCATCTGCGGCTTGTTGAAGGAGCGGCCGGAGTAGTTGATGAACGTCCCGGTGGCGCCCTGCTCGTCCATGTCCTTAACGCTTACCATTGGGTCCTCTCGGTCTGATCGTCGTCTTGCGCTCGATGTCCTGCATCACAGCTCTCGCCTCGTCGCTGAGCTGCCTGATCCTGGCAAGTGGCCCTTTCAGGTCGATAGCCTTCTTGTGGCAGTTCCAGTGCCAGAACTCGCCGCGATGTTCGGAGGCAACGTAGCGAACATCGCCGTCCTTCACGGGCAGGCCACAGCCCTTGCAGAGGTCAGGCATTTATCACCAGGTCCTCTCCTTCGATCTCTTTCAGCATACCCGCGAACGCGGTGTTCCAGGCGTTCTTCTCCGAGGTTCCCCACCTCGGGTACGGCCCCAGCTTCGGGATCGCTCGCGTCATCGCCAAGGTGACGATGAAGTACGGCACGTCGGTCTTCAGCGATTGGTCGTCAAACAGTTCCGCCAGGTTAGCCATTCCTCACCTCCATCACGTCGCCGCCCTGCACGAACCGGCTCGCCAGCTCGCGCATGCGAATGTTGAAAAGAACCGGCGCTGAGTTAGCTAGTCGCCGGAACGCGTCAACGTCCGCCTTGGTCAGGGTAACGGCTTCAGCCTTGGGGCCGGTGTAGCCGTCACGGATTGAGACCTCGCGGGAGGTCCCGTCGGCCAGGGTGATCCTCACAGGAACCACCCGACGACAGTGATGCAGAGCCAGGGGGAGGGCGCCACGAACAGCGCCGCCAGGATGAACTCGGAGCCGGCGCTCATAGGTGTATGTCCTTTCCGCCCGCCAGCCTCGCCGTCTTCCCCCTGTCTCCCGCCTGCGGGTCTATGCCTATCTTGCCCGCGGCGTCGCTCCCCGCGTAGTAGGCCCCGAGGTCGGTGCCGTCCTTGCGCCAGCCCGTGAACCGCCGGCCCTTCCGGCGCGCGGAGTTCTTGGCCTCCTTCTTGTCCCACTCCTCCTGCTGCTTGCGCGCCTCCTCCGGGTTGTCCTTGGCCCACTGAGCTTCAGCGGCAAGCTCCTCGGCCATCTCCCTCGCGTACCTGGCCCGGCGATCGGCGCGCCGCTGCCAAGAGCCGTCGCCGTGCTTGTAGTCGTAGTTCGCCTGCTCCTCCGACTTGGAGTACGTGGCCAGCGTGACGCCTGTCCCGGTCGACACGCCGCTCGCCTGCCTCGCGCGCCGCTCCTCCTCGGCCGCCTCCTCCGCCAGCTTCTCGTCGCGACGCTCCATCAGCTTGAGCGTCAGCCTTGCGGCCGCGCCCTTCCGGAAGGAGTGGGCCCAGTTGCTGGCCGCGTTGAGGTGGCTCACATCGGCGTCGCCTGCCAGCCTCTCCCGCAGCGACCTCTCGATCGCCTCCTGCAGGTAGCCGGCCATCGCCTGCGTCGCCCTGGCGTTGACCACCCTCCCGATCAGCGCGTGCCGCCTGCGCATGACGCGGACCTTCTTCATGCCGAGGTACACGCCGCGCTCCTTGTGGGTCTGCGAGACGTAGTCCTTCGTCAGGTACTTCTGGTTCCAGTAGCTGCAGAAGTGAAGCTCGGCGACGGAGTTCCAGAGGTCGCGCTGGTACGAGTAGAAGCCCCCGTCGACGAGCGCCTCCTCGCGCTTGCCGACCAGGCCTGTGTTGGCCTCTACGGTCGCGACGTCGAGGTTGTGCTGCGCCATCATCTGCGCCGCCTTGTCCCGCGCTGAGGCTGCCTCGTGCTCGTTCGGGTTGCGGGCGGCCAGGTCGAGTATCTTCTTGACCTTCTCGATGACCTTCAGCTCGGCGTCGTTGAGGGCCTGCTGCGAACTCATTTCACCTGCTCCACTTCCACGTAACTCCCACCCTCGCCGACGATCCTGCGGGGGTCTGAACTCCCGCCCAAAAACATGGCCGTGATTTTTCCGGGAGACAGGAGGGGCGCCCGCATTTTCGCCGCGAGCTTCTCCGCCGCCCTCCTCACGCCGGCCAGGGTCCTGCACTCGACGGTGCGCTCGTAGAAGCCGTTAAACCCGATGCCAGTCACCTGCCACATGGTTCTGATCTGTGGCCTGATCTCCGCCCGCACGCGCATCAGCTGACGCCCCAGGTGGTTGGTCCCGACGCCCAGGCGACCGTTCTGTCGCGGGAAGTATTCCACGCCCCAGCAGGTGTCGTTCCAGACGTTGCCCTCGACCAGCTCCGCGTCGCCCGTCCCGAGCAGCAACTTCCTCATCTTCGACTGCGCGAACTTGATCCGGAGGAGGTCCAGCATGTGGCCGAACTTCACCGTGTCCCAGTCCGGGCGCAGCTCGACGCCGTGCTTGACGAAGGCGGCCCGCTGGCCCAGGCCCTTCGCGGCGCCCGGACCCTTCGTGAGGCTGATCTTCCTCCTGTAGTTGAAGTCGAGTGTCTTCATCGCCTGGAACGCATGCTCGGTCGTCGGCCAGAGGCGGCCGTCGTACTCGATCGGCTCTGCCGCGTGGAAGTTTGACAGGAAGTCGTGGGCCGTCCCGTCGAAGAAGTCGATCCTGGTCGGGCGGTTGCTCATGACTTGTCATCCTCCAGGCGCTTGACGAAAGTGCGCGCCTCGACGGCGAGCTTCTGGTAGCTCTCGATCAGCGGCCTGTGCGCGTTGCAGCGCGGGTCGTTCCAGAGCGTCGAGACGATCCCGTCGTAGTGGGTCGCCGCCGACTTCAGGTGCCGCGTGAGCAGCAGCCTGTCGTAGGGCGCGAGGGTCGTCATCTAGTTGCTCCTCCTGGTCGTGTTGGCCTTGTGCGTCGCGCCCTCGAAGTCGACGTGCAAAACGTTGGCGTCGTGGCGTCTGCACCAGACCTGAAAGCCGCGCTTGGTCCAGCCCATCTCAAGCTGGGCGAAGTCAGCCGGGGAGGTCCCGGCGGGCAGCTCGTGGATGCACAGGGCGCAGTGCTGGAACATCCTGATCTCGTTCAGGTTGCCGGGTCCGTCTTCAGCCATGGTTGATCTCCTTCTTTCTGGCTCTACTCAACGCCTAAGGCCCGCTCCAGCTTCTCAGGGCTGGGCGGGCCGGCAGGCGATCGGCAGGCTACTTCTTCGGGCGCTGGTCCTTCGGCAGCGGCTTGATGAGGGTGACGGAGATGCGCGGCTCGCCGGGGCAGTCGGGGACGTCGACGAAGCCCTTGGTCTGCGTGATCATCTTGGAGACGCCCGTGCCGGACAGGGGCGCCGCCTCGATGTCGGCCTCCTTGTAGGGGATGGTGACGATGATCTTGTCCTTCGCGTACTCGATCTTCACTGCAGCCATGTTCTCGCTCTCTTCTGTTACCGAGGACCAGACAATCCGGCTCCTCTGTCGCCTCAACCCCGCGTCAGCTTTTCAGGGCTGAGCGGGGTCGAGACCCGGTTGCTCGGTCTCTGTTACGCGATGAAGGTCATCGCAGGAGGAGCACTCACCGGCAGAGACCTAAGCAACCTCTCCCTCGGCCCAGACTTCCCACAGCTTGGCCTCCGCCTCGCCGAGGTCCTCGAAGGTCCACTCCTCAGTCCCGACGTGCAAGTGGAAGCCGTTCTCCACCTCACCGTCCATAAGTTGCGTGATGTAACACTCGCCCGCGTAGACGTAGCCCGGACCCTCCGAGCAGGTCGTGCCGTCTCCGTCGCCGAAGTGCGCGTCGAGGTTGGGGACCTCGCGGCGGGTAGCCTTCCACTCCGCGAAGGTCATGACTGCACCGCGCGGTAGCCGCCCAGGTTGTTCCAGAAGCCGCGGACGACGCGCTCGTCTCCGACCTGCTCCGTGACCTGCGCGGGGATGTTGTGCTCCACCGCGGCGCTGATCGCCTCGCGGAGGAAAGCGAACGGGCCCAGCTCGCGGCCGTCGCCTCTGAGGAAAGTGTAGAACATGTTTCAGTCTCCATTCAAGTCGGGGCTCCGTGTCGGCTGGCCCCTTCTGACAGCTCAACCCCGCGTCAGGGTCCTAGCCTGAGCGGGGTTGAGTGAGAGGAGGAGGTTACGCGGCGACGAGCGCGTTGCGCTTGATCTTGCTGATGCTCAGCTCCGTGAAGAACAGCGTCTTGCCGGTCTCCACCTCGACGCCGACGAGCGGGTACTTGGGGCGGTTCAGGTTGAAGCCGACGGCCTTGTAGGTCTTGCCGCCGTTGACGAAGGTCGCCTCGAAGTCCGTGGGCTTCAGGTCGTAGAGGCCGCAGTACGCGTTCCACTTGTCGCGAACGTCGTTAGCGCCGGCCTCTCCCGCGCGCTTGAAGTTGACGCTGACGGCGAGCTTGTCGCCGTAGGTCCCCTTCGTGTTCTCAATCTCAAAGCCTGTCCCGGCGAGGGCGGCCTTCACGGCCTTGTTGACGAGGTCCTGAACGACGCGGACGTCGGCGGTGGAGTAACGGGCCATCTGAAAGTCTCCTTATCCATTCTGAGGTCTGCGGGTCCGTGTCGGCTTGCCGCCCTCGGGGAGGATTATAAGCCTAAGTCTAGGCAGGAGTAAACAGTGAAGAAAGGGCCTGTTTTAGGCCTTTCCCGAACCACTGACCGCGATGATCCTGCCTTTGTACCCGTTGGGTCCCGTGACCCGCGCCCCGACCCGGATGCCTTTCGGCGCAGCCGTTATTTTCAGCGACGAAGGCGTTTTGTAGAAGGCCCTCAGCCTCGCGTCCCCCCTGTCCTCCCACTTTAGAACCGTCGGGCGGGAGACGTTTAGCCTCTTCCCGATCTCCTCCAGGGTCAGGCCGGAACGACGGCGCGCAAGGAACAACAGCTTAGCCTCGTCCAAGGGTTCACGTATGTCGGGTCTAAACGACAGTCTTCCCGTCGGTCCTGTTCGTATCATCGGCGTGTGTTGGTCAAGCTCCATCAGCGAGTAGAGCTGTCGACAGAAGCCGGTGTGGATCGCCGCGTGCGTCTGCGTCCATCCGAAGCTGCGTCGCCACAGCAGCAGGCGCTCGCCTGGCGTCAGCCGCCTGCTCAATAAATTATTCATCGTGTCAACCACTTCATGATGTAGGCCGTCGGAAAACCAACGCCGCTAGTTACGACCCCTAGCATCTTCAGCTCGCTCTGCGTTCGTCCCTCGAAGACCTGCCGCAGGTGCCAGGGGGGGAGGAGCAGGTAGTAGCTCTTCACCTGCAGCAGCATCGCGCATCTGCCGCCGCCCGCGTGCCAACCTGTCAGGAACGACAGCTGAGCTGCCGTGAACCTCTTCAGGCGAAGCGGCGTGTTCGGCATCTTCGGCCACGCGGGCTCGTGCTTGAACTCCACCCACGCAGTCACGCCGCCGACGCCTGGGTCGTGAGGAGCGTGAGGTCTCCGCAGCAGGCAGACGCAGTCGGGCGTTCCCATCTTGTCGGAGTCGGGGCACTCGATCGGGTGCGTCCTGCCGAACGGCGCCATCTCGCGGCGGAACAGCGCGCTCAGCTCGGACTCGCTCACCGTGGCCATCCCGACAAACCCAGGCCGAACGCGAACGCCACGAACACCACACCCAAAACGAAGACTTCGTAGACTGTCATCTGTAACCCCTGCTGTTCTTGAACCGCTCCGCCCCCGCCTTGAACTTGTCGAGCGCGGCCATCTGCGGTCCGCTCAACGTTCCCTTGCGCTTCCACTGCGAGCGCAGGCTCTCGATGAACGACTTAGCCTTCTCGTCGCCCACGCCGACCTCGTCGATGACGGCGAAGGCAGCTGTGACCCGCGCCAGCTCCTCCTCAGCTTCCTTGTCGAGCCTGCCTACCGCGGCCGCGCGGGGGTTGCTCGGTTGCGATTGTTCATGGTAGCCCTCGGGGTAGCCGGGAGGCTCGTCGTGCAGGCCCTCGTCGTCGGCCGGCACGTGGTCCTGCTGTCGCGGCGGGACGTCCTTTGCCGGCTCCCCTCGCGCCTTCTCGCCGTAGCTGCTGGCGTCCTCCACCTCGATCCTGACGGCGCGGTCGAAGAACCTGTCCCACGAGACCTCGGCCTTCGCGATCACGCCGTTGGCCTTCCTGATCGCCACCAGGGCCTCGGCGTCGTTGTCCGACTCCGTCATCTTCATGAACTTGCGGAGCAGGTCGAAGTCTTTGCGTTTCATCACGGCTTCCGTCGTTTAGTGGCAACGCAGAACGCGGTGAAGAACGCGGCCGACGCGGCCGTTAAGGTCATAATGACCAGAAGTGTTTGCGCGCCGTAACGCCCAACGTCACAGTACCAGGAAGGCGGCGTGACGTAAGTTTCCATGAACACGCTCCAGCTCATCCCGACGAAACAGAAGCCCACGGTTAACGGCACGACAGCGAGAAGGCGCGTCATCGCTCCGCCCCTTCCTTCCTGGCCGCGACTGCCACGGCGCAGAAGTTCCTGAGCAGGTAGCCTAACCCAGGGTCGGACACGCAGCTCTCCACCGCCGGCCAATCGAACGTCACCGTCAACATATCTTCTGAGACTGTTATGATAGTTTTTGAATGCGCCGCCGCTATGGTCAGCTGCGGCGAAGGCATCGCGAAGCCGCTCTGCGATCCTGCGTCAAAAGTGTAGATCGGTGGCATGCTGTCCTGCGCGATCGCAGGAGCCGACAGCAGGGCGATCGCCAGGCAGAGCCGCAGAGCCCTCATACCATGCCCCTCTTCCTCAGCTCAAAGAAGCACCTGGCGCACGCGTCCCGGTCCGCCGCCGCTCCGTGGGCTCCCTCGAAGCCCTCCTTGAAGAGGAACGTGTGCAGCTCCGTGAGGTTCGGTGTCTTGTACTTCTTGTCCGGGTAATACTGCTTCTGCTTGGCGGACGGCTTCGCCTTCACCAGCTCGACGACGGCGTCGTCTGTGCATGTACATACGCGTTTCTCCGGCCACGGGTTAGAGGCCTTCACGCCCATGTAGGCGAGCGCGATCTCGACCATCTTCTCGTCGAACTTCCGGTTGTGCGCGACGATCTCGGCCGCGCGGCCTCGCATGTTGGTGAAGGCGGCGATCGCGACGCGGAGAGTGACGCCGGCCGCCATCGCGATCTCCGTGCTGATGCCGTGTATCTTCACGACCTTCGGCGGCATGGTCCACGCGGGCGTCCCGTCCGCGTTGAGGTCGGGGCGCACGATGAAGTTGAAAGAGGCGAGCTGCGTCGCGTCGGGTTTATACAATGTCGCCGCGATCGACGCGAGCTTGGGCTGCGTGTGGTGGCCCAGGCCGAGGTCGTCCTTGGGGAAACCCGATGTTTCAGTGTCCCAAACTAGGATTAGATCATTCATTTTATTTTACCTCTTCCTCTCTTGTCGCCACGTTCCCGCGGGGCGAAGTCAATGTAAGTATTTCCGCGCCTGCCCCGAAACCAGCTCCCGCGCGGGCCTCGCATGTTAGGCTGAGGTCCTCGCGGTCCGCGCAGCTTAGCTTTATGTTCTTCAGTCAGCTTGAAACCGATACGCGCCGCGGGCTTCCCCAGCTTGGCCGCGCTCATCTTCGCCCTTGTCTCAGCGGTTCGTTTGTGGCCGCGGGCTTTATTGGTGGCAGCGCATCTCGCGCGGGCCTCCGGCGAGAGGGTGAAGCCCGCCCTTGATGCGCTCATCCGCTGACACGTGATCTCCGGCAACTTCCGCCCTCTGTTCCCGCTCCCACAGCGGTAACGTACCTCCGCCGAAGGGTTGGTCAGACCGTCACCGCCGTCCGTCTGGTTTATCAGCGGCCCTGCAGGCTCCCGTCCGATCGTCCGTATCCACAGCCGCTCAAGCTCGTTAGCTTCTTCAACCGTTAGGTTTTCGTTCAGCTTAACCTTCGGGACCGATCCGATCGCCTTGAGAACCTTCCGCACGGCGCGGTCCCTGTGAGTGTCCCCGGTCAGCGCCGTCTGCTCGTGCACATTCCAGCGTCGTCCTCGACCGCGGCCCACGTAGAGAGGTCGCCCGGTTTCCCTGAACAGGAGGTAGACGTAATAATCAGACTTCATACGTCGCCCCAGTTCGTCCCGCGCGCGCTGTCGACGAGCAGCGGGACTTTCAGTGCCGCGACGTTAGTCATTATACGAGTCAGCTCTTTGCCCGCCTCGTCGCCGCGCTTCGTCTTTGGGACCGAGCTTCCTAATTCATCATGCACCGTGACGAGGAGCGGGCCCAGGGCTTCCGGCTCGCACAGGCCCGCGCGCCAGGCGTCGCGCATCGCCAGCTTCATCAGCTCTCCCGCCGAAGACTGGAGCTTCCTGTTCAATGCCACGTAGTCCTTCGCGCGAACGAGCCGCTCCGAAATCCACGCGCCGTCGTCGCCGTAACGGCCGTAGCGCTTCCGAGCCTCTTCCAGCCGAAGCGGGACCTTCCCGCGGCCGTTGAACGCCGGAACCCAGAACGGGAACCGCTGCTTGCGCCCGAGGACGGTCACGACGTACCCGCGGCGCTGCGCCCACTGCGCCGCCGTCGTCATCGTCTTGTTCGCGAACGGCAGATGTCGGTCGTACTCGTCGATGAAGCTCTGCGCCTCCTCCTCGGAACAGTTGAACGTTACGGACAGCTTCCGAACCTGCGCGCCGTACAGACGTCCGAAGTTCGTGTTCTTCACGCGCTTCCGCTTGACCTTATCCTCGGGGTCGACGCCGAGCATCTCGGCGCAGAGCTTGTGGAAGTCGGTCTTCGGGTCGTCACGGTAACGCTGGCGCGCAGCCTCCGCCCCCTGTCCCACGGCGAAGTGCGCGAGGAGCCGAAATTCCACCTGGCTGTAGTCGTCGCGCTGCCAGTCCTCGCCCTCGTCGGGGCATACGCAGCCGCGTATCATCTTCGACACGGTCCCCGCGTCTCCGAAGTCGAGTTGCTCGTCCCACTCGCTCTCGCGCGTCGGGATGAACTGCAGGTTCGGATCAGACCCGGAGAAGCGCGAGCCCACCGTCCCCGTCTCGTCGCCCTTCGCCTGGTTGAACGAGGGATGGATGCGCCCCTTGACAACGTACGACCGGAACGCACCGTCGATGAACGTGTTCTTCAGCGTGAACATCCGCCGCGCCATGGCGATCGCGTCGACAAGCTCGTCGCCCTGGTTCTTCTCCAGGAACTCCTTGTCGACCTTCGGCTTCGGCTTGGCTTTCTCGCCTCCCGCTGTCATGTCGTAGTGCAGACCGCGCTCGCGCAGCTTGGGCGCCAGCTTCTCGGCCGAACCAAACTCGGAGGTTCCCGCCAGTCTCTGGACTGCCCGCGTCCACTTGGCGATCTCCCGTTTCAGGATTACGTCCGCCCTGTCGACCGCGTTCATGTCGACGCGAACACCGCGCCGGCGCATGGCGAGGAGGCAGGGGGTAAGCTCGCGCTCCAGGTCGTAGCAGTGGAGCTGCTCGTCTGCTTCCAGCTTCCTGATCTGCTCGGGAAGGATACGCAGCGGGCGATCGACGTCGCCCTCGCCGTAGGTCCCCGCCTCCGGGCCGCTCAGCCGCCAGATGTTCGACTTGACCTCCTTCTGCGTCTTCCAGCCGTACGCCAGGCCGAACGCGCGCAGCTCCTCCTCGTCCTTGCCCTCGCCCAGGTGTTCCAGCGACACCGCGTCGAGGTTGTAGCGACCTCTTTTGTGTTCATCCAACATCGGCTCAGCGAGCAGGACGTCGTGCCAGCCCGTCGCCTTCACCTTACCGAACGTCACGCCTTCTTCGGCGAGGTAGTCCAGGTCGTAGAGGATGTTCGAGCCAACCACGTCGCCCTCGTAGCTGTTCAGCTCATCTCGAGCCCAGCCCATCACCATCTTCGGGTCCATGTTCCCGCCGCCCTCGTGGCGGACCGGGAAGTAGAAGCGCGGGCCAAGGTCGATGCCGAGCGCCAGCCCCACGATGTACCCGCCGCGGCGCACGCCGGGGCCGAGGTCCGCGGCAAGGGAAGGGTCACGCGTCTCCACGTCGATCGCTATGCGCTTGGGGCGCCAGGTCGACAGGCTCGGCATCTCCTCCGGCGGGAGCCAGCGCGTGGCCGGCTTCCACAGGGGGAGCTGCAGGGAGCGCTGGGGCTTCTTAGCCATTGTCTGTCAGGAAGCGCAGCTCGTCCTCGGTCAGCAGCTTCACGAGCTGGTCGAACACCTCGAACCCCGCGTCGGTGGGCTTCTCACCGTACAGCCTGTCCCAGTACCACTTCGCCTTCCTCCGGCTGTCCTCGACCTGCTTGTCGCGCCGCATGTACTTCAGCACGTTGCCGGCGCAGAAGGCCGGCCCCCAGCCCGCGTCGACGATGTCGTCGAGCGGTTGCCTGCCGCTTCCGTAGTGGGCCTTGCGGCCGTCAGCGCGCTCGGGCTCGTCGGGGTTGGCGGCGCAGAAGCTCGTGAAGAGCGCCAGCGTCGCCTCGAACCTCCCGTCGGACAGCGCGCCGCTGAACCAGTCTCGCAGAAACATGGCCCCGACGAACCCGTCCTGGAACTTCGTGAGCGTGAACTTTACCGCCTGCAAGGGCGTCCCGACCCGCGCGCTCACAGCGAGTATCCCTCGGGCAGCGGCGCCCTGCTCTCGCCGGGCAACATCTTCCGGAGCTGGCGCCAGCCGACGAGGTTGCCATGCTCCTCAGGATATTCCCAGCACACTTCACCTTCAACCAAAGGCAGCGCGGCTTTAGCCAGTTGATCGGGCGTCGCCTGGTGCTCCGCCGGCGAAGCGTGCAGCACGCGCTGGCCGACAAGCCTGTCATACAAAGCCAGGTCCTCGGCCACGGTCGACAGCTTGCCGGTCTCGAAGGACTGGTAAGAGACCCTCGCGCAGCGGGCTACGGATACTTTTACAAGAGCTTGTACCGGATCGAACATAGCATCGTGCATCGCGGTGAACGCAGCAGCTTCGCGTTCATTGTCACCGATGAACGGTAGATGCCACTCGCCCGGTTTCAGCGGCTTCGGCTCCGACGCTTTCATGCTGTACCACATCATCTCCGCCAGCTCGCGCATGGTCGGGTCCGCCGCCGCGTCGAGCCGCAAGCCGAAGAAGTTGTCGACCTCGGTGGCCGTGATGATGACGTTGGCGTGCGTGAACGGCATCAGCAGACGGTTGACGTCCTGCTTGGCGGCGCCCAGGGTGCTCAGAACCTCGGCCGCGTCGGCTGCCTTCAGCGCGGCTTGGTCCCACGCCATCCGGAACGCGCGCCTCTGCGTGGGAGTGGTCGGCTCGCCCCCTGTCATCCCCTTTCCGGCGACGACGGCGAACGACGGGTAAGCGCGCAGGTCCGGGTTGCGAACCTCCTCCAGCATCTTGGCGATCGGCACCGCGCGGTTGCTCGACGCGTTGCGGGAGAAGACGCGATGCGTCATCACCTCGCCGTGTATCTGCCACGGATAACGCGTCACCCAGGTTATCAGGCGCTTGCCCTGCGGGCTCACGCTGTCAGCCACCACCTTCGCCGTTGTCGTCACTTCGTCCTCCGCGTCAGCTTGTAAAAATTCTCGATGCGCTGGTCAGGCGTCATCTTCTTGTAGAGCCGGTAAGCCTCCTCGCTGCTCAGCCTCTCGCGCTCGCTGCCGAACTGCTTGTTAGGTGGAGAGGGCAGGGGGAGAGGCGGCGAGCCGTGCCAAACGAAACCCTCCAGAGTGTGCTGGCCGGGAACTCCCGGTATCTCGCACATGAGCTTCTCCGGGCTGTCGTCAGCGTACGGCGTGTCGACCCACATGACCTCCCAGCGGTGGCTTGGCGTGTAATCGTGAGCGACGGCAACGGTGTCGTCGCTCACGCGCCACTGGGCCCAGTAGAAGCCGGGCTGCGTAGGTAAATTCATTCTCCGTACGCCTTGAAATATTTCCGCCCGGCCGACGACAGCAGAGGCTTGTCATCGGTGGAGTAGATGTGCCACACGCTGGCGCCGATCACGCCGACCCCGCGGCGCGCGTTCTCCAGGTAAAACACCTGCTTGCCTCGAAGCTGAGCCCAGCGAAGCTCGCGCTTCGTGCTCTCGCCGGTGTAGTCGTCAACGTTGAGGATCACGACCGCGTCGCTCTCCTCGATCTTGGCGAGGTGCATCAGGTCCAGGACGATCTTCTCGTCGTCCGTTATCAGCTCAAGCTCCTCGGGCTTGCCTTTGTCCGAGGTCTGGCGCCCGTGCATCGCCAGGCCGTAGACAACGTGGCCGGCGAGCGTGAGACCGGCATTCCAGTCGGCGAACGCTTTCACGAAACGCGTCGAGCCGCACAGGGTGATCTTCATAATTCAGTCTCCTCTCAGGTCCGTCAGCTCAGCCGTCGATATTAAAGCCATGGTCGGCGCGAAGTGTTCCCACCTCCGGAACCGCGGCTGGTAGTCGGCGCGCCCTTTGAAGTACGCGTTGTGCGGCTCGCGGGTCCAGCGTTCCCTCGCCGCGGCGTCGTGGGCGTACTCCTGCAGGAACACGATGCGTTTGCAGCCGGTGTTCAGCAGGAGCTTCACGCAGTCCAGGCACGGCGAGTGCGTGACGTACGCAGTGTCGATCCTTCCCACGCTAGAGCAGCGCAGGAGCGCGTTGGCCTCGGCGTGGATCGCCTCGCAGAAGCTCAGCCCCTCACCGCTCCTGAACGCGGGGTCGTTGCCGGGGCACGGCTCATCTGTGCAGTGCCTCTGCCCGCTCGCCGGCCCGTTGTAGCCGGTCGACAGCAGGTGCCCGTCGCGGTCGAAGAGCGCGCAGCCGACCTGCCTTCTCCCGCACGTCGCCCTCAGCGCCCAGGCTGAGGCGATGAGCAGGCCTATCTCGTCGCGGCCGGGCCTCACGGGTGCCACCGTGACAGGGCCTCGCCCGCGGCCTCGGACGACGGCAGATGGGCGATGAACCACAGGGCGTCGATAAGCTCCTGCGGGTTTGAGAACATGTTGAGGTCAAGCTGGGACTGCTCGAAGAGGTTCACAGCCTCCTCGGCGTTGCTCCCGGCCTCGGTCAGGACGGCCTGCGCCTCGTCCCAGTCCGCTTTGTAGAGGTGCTGAGAGCCGGCCGTAAGGATCAGCGTGCCGAGCTTCGGCGGCCGCCCGACAGTCGGTGCTCCGCGCCGTCTGGCTTCACGCGCGATCGTGTCTTTGATGACGAGACCCAGGTACGCCGTCATCATGGAAAAGTTGAAGACGTCGTAAGGCACGCCGGTCCATGCGTCCGACGATCGCATCGTGGCGACGCAGTTCAAAGTCATCTCGTGTCCCGGTCCGCCGTTCCTCACGAGCCACTGCAGCGCCACCGTGCAAGGGGTATCCCTCCCCGGCCCGGGCCGCGGCCGCCAGATGGTGGCGACGGCCTGCCTGCTGTACGGTTCCGTCAGCAGCGTCTCCGCCACCCAGCTCACCTGCTCCACGAACGGCGGCCCGTAGGCGCCGCGCAGGAACAGCCCATCGTCGGAGAAGCGCGCCATGTGCTTGGTGTACGGCGCGATGGTCGCGAGGCGATTGTCTCCGCTAAGTATCCACGCGGCCTCCGCCGCCATGAAACGGTAGCCGAGCTTGCGGGAAGGCGAAGCCACCGACGGCATCGCCATCGGCCAGCGGGACTGGTAGCCGATCAGCTCCCTGTTGGTGGAGCCCTTGAAGTCGGCGCCGGCGCTGACCTGCTTGACCTCGGAGCCGACGTCGAGAATGTCGAACAGCATCTTGCGCCAGGCCGTCGTCGCGGCGCTCACGCTTCACCGCCTGTCTTCACAGAATGCGCCTGATAGCTCGGTTGCATCTTGATCCGCCGGAAGTCGCGGCCGTTGGTGACGAGCTGCTTCGCCCAGAAGTCGGGCTTGTGGTGGTCCATGTCGTAGTGCATGGTGTCGTCGCGGTGGAAGAAGCGGCAGCGACGTGTGATCACGTCGAGGTAGCCGTCGCCCTTCTTGTCGGCGTTGCCGGCGCACAGCTCGGCGTAGCGCGCGATGATGCCGGAAGCGCGGTCGAAGTGCTCCTTGCCTCTCGCGTGGCGCTCGGCGTGCCGCGCGACCTGGGCCGACAGGTTGGTGGGGACGCAGAGCACGAGCAGGGCACCGACCGAGCGCATCTCGGCGTCGATGTTGGCCGGGTCGTACGCGGGCGCCCCCCTGTACTCCGTTCCGTACAGGTTTTCTGCGATCCAAAAGTGATCCAACACGGCGACCGCTCCGGCGTTCGCCGCGGCGATGGAGTGGTCCCGCATACGGCAATGTTCTTTGTAAACTACGCCAGGCCACGGCTGCCCGTGCAGGTACAGGAAATCCGAGCCCTGGGCGATCACCTCGGCCCCGATCGCGAGCGCCAGCGTGCTCTTGCCCGCTGCGTCGGCACCTTCAAGAATGATAATTGCTCCGTCCTTGCTCATCTGCCTCTTCCCTTCACGTTGACAATTCTCAAGCATCTCTTGCAGTTCACGCCAAGAGACGTGAACCGAACCGCGTTAGGCGTAAAGCAACCACAGTACGCCGTGCACCGCCGTGAACTCACGCTGCGCCATTTGACGAGGTGCGTCACCTCGCGGCGTTTACGCGTCGGCATTGGCTTTGCTCAGCCTGCACTCGCGGCAGATGACCTCGTCGACGTTCTGGCTTGTCCGCGTTGTCAGGACGTAGGCCCCGCACGCGGTGATGACGGCTCTCGCGTTCCCGGGGCTCTCGGCCAGGTGGCGGGCCGTGCGCTTGACCTTCTTCTCAGCCATCGGTCGTGCCCCTCGCCAGCAGCCGCAGCTCGACCTCGCGGAGGTCCAGCATGACGAGACCCTGCGCGGCGAGCCTGCGCGCCAGGACCGCCTGCCGGAGCGTTTGGTGCGCGCCCGGGGAGGCAGGGGGACGGAAGCGCCGCGGGTCCGGGAGGTCCCCGAACAGGCTCCTTCCGCTGACGCCATACATTTCTATGAGACGATCAGCTCTGGCTGGCATTCGTCAGCCCTCCCTCTTGAAGGAGGCTACGGGGCGGGCCGCGGCCCACTTCTCCAGCGCCTCGATTCTCCGCATCAGCGACGCGTTGCTGGCGTTGCCTCCGCTCTCGGTCGACGGAGGGAACTTGCCCAGGAGGCTCTTGCGCAGGCCCGCAACGTTGCTCACGGTCAGGGAGAACTCGCCTTTCAGCGTCTCGACGACCTGCTCGTCGCTCCAGCCGTCCGAGTAGACGGCGAAGCCGTCCACCGAGCTGCAGTGCTGTCTGAGCAGGTCGCCCAGCCTGAAGAGCTGGTTCTGCTTCAGCATGTTCTTGGTCCGCTTCTCGTCCATGTTATCTTCCTCGCTCTGAGTGTTTTCAACGGTAGCGCCCTGACTTTACTCCTGCCTAAGCCCCTTAGTCTCCAGCCTAAGGGAAGGTCCTGTCGTGGTGGACGTACAGGAAGTCGCGCAGCACGCGCCCGTGGTCGGGACCCTTCCACCCGGGAGGCTTCGCCACCTCGAACGCCTCACCGATCCCGGGGAGCGCCGCGGTGCGGGCCTTGCCCATGTCGCCCTTCACCTTGTCCATGTTGGCGCGCTGCACCTCGCGCCAGTGCTCGTTGAACGGCGCGCCCATGAAGTGCATCGTGCCGAGCGCCACGTAGACCAGGTCCACCAGCGCGTCGACCGTGTCCTCGTAGCTCTTGTCCGCGACCCACGCTTCGCTGAACTCCGTAACTTCCTCGCGCAGGAAATTCTCCCGGTACTGCATGATCTCAACGGCCTGGATCGCCGGCTTCACGGCGGGGTGCCTTGGCAGATTGAACTTGCTGTGGAACGCGCCCACGTCGCCGAACACGTCGGGGTGGCGGGGCTCGCGCCGGTAGCGCAGCAGCTGCTCCGCCATCAGCTTGATCTCGTCGTTGCTCGCGTCGACCGGCACGAGCGCGAGCTTGCGCAGGCGGCCGTCGTCGAGGCCGAGCGCCGCCGCTGCGTCGGTCCTCTCTTTGGAATTGTTCATGGTAGCTCTGGCCTCCGTTGGTTTACGCGCTGACTTTGTCTTTCCACTTGTGCTCGATGTGCTTCTGGTCTACCTCGACGTGGACGAGCCCGGCCTTGCGGTCGTACTTGGTGACCGTGAACGCGGTGCCGCGCGGCAGTATGACCTCGTTCTCGCCGGAGTGGCTGCTGTAGTCCTTCACCGCCGCGCCGCGCTGGCCCTTCTTCACCGAGATCACCCAGCGCATGTCGCCGCTCCAGGTCCCCTCGTGCGTGCTCGTGCTCACGTAGCCGTGGTCCACGAACTTGGTCCCCTCGATGAGGATGGACTTCAGTATCTTCGAGTATTCGCCGGACACCTTGCGGTAGATGGTCACGTCCTCCGGGAAGACTGCCCCGTGCAGGTAGTCGTCCATCGCCTTTGTCTTGGCATCGTTGAAGTCCGGATCGTGGCGCAGGTTGTCGTTCCACGCCTTGTACGCTGACCCGGTGTAGCTCCCCAGCGCCTTCTCCTGGGCGGACGTCGGCATCGGCGCCGCCGCTTTCAGCTTCTCCATCGTCTGGTGGTACGAGGCCGACTTCTCGTTGGCCTTCGCCTCCTCCGCCGCCTTCGCCGCCTTGGCCGCGGCCTGCGCCGCCTGCTGCTCCGGCGACGGCGGCACGAGCGTGGTCTCTGACGAGTTTTTCCACGGCTGCGCGTCGCCCTTCTTCAGGATAGCCGGCTGGCCGGAGAGGAGCTGCATCAGCGCGGCCCCGCCCTCGCCCTCCTTGGTCATGTGGCCGGGCGTCTTGGCGAGCCACTTTCCGGTGACGTTGACCTCCACCGTGGCGTCGCCCTTCTTGAAGACGTAAACGCCACCGCCGGCCTCCGTCGGGTCTCCGTAACCGTCACCCTTCAGCGCGCCTTTCAAGTCGAAGTTCTTGCCGTAGATATGTTTCGTGATCTTCTCGGCGACGGAGGGAGAGACGTAGGCGGGCGTCTTTGCCGGAGCGCTCTCAGGCTTAGCCGGCGCCGCTTCCGCGAGCTTCTGGTTCAGCGACGACACGCCTTCCCCTGTGGAAGCCTTGCCGTTGATAATGCCGGCCCACGTTCCGGTCTTTGTGTTGTAGTCAACGAAGCTGCCGTTCGGTCCTTTGTACTGGTTCAGACTGCCGCTGGCACCTCCGGCGATAGACGTTGCCACGTAACCCGCGTCGGCCAGCGATGTCTCCTTAACCGTCGAAGCTGTGACTGCTGCTGCGGGCTTCGCCGCCTCAGCCTTCGCCACCGCCTGCCCCAGCAGCTTGCCGATCGCCACGCCCGAGCCCTTCGCGCCGGCCGCAGCGTTCGGCTCGAAGTGTGTCCAGTCGCTCGACGACTTCTTGTCGGCGGCCGGCGGATGTATCTTCACCATCGCGCCGCTCGGGTGCTTGTACTCCAGCACGCCGGCCGGTGACTTGGTCTTCTTGAAGCCCGCCGCCAGGATCAGCTTGCCGACGTGCGAGTTGACGATGTAGTCGGACTGCTTCTCGGTGAAGGTCGGCGTGGGACTGTCGGCGAGATGCGTGATGCTGCCGATCGACTTGTTCCCCCCTGTCCCGTCGCCTCCGGCCTGGAGGTGCGAGGGCAGCTCGGCTTTGCCTTCTCCTCCCACGTAACTGCCGCCAACCCAGCCGGCGAATTTTCCGTTTTCGTTGTTGACGTTGAGCGTGTCAACACCGTTCGCGCTCGTGTAAGTGCTGGTCTTCGCGGTTTGAAGTCCGGCTTTCTTCCATCCGCTCTTCGCCAGTGACGCGGTGACCGCGCCGCCCTTCGTGAACTTGCCCGTGCCGTCGCGCGGGTGGTCGCCCTCGTTCCAATTGGCCGCATCGTCCATCGCGAGTTGGATAATCATGCCACGTCCTCCGGGTCGAGGTAGAGGTGGACGGTCGGGCCGGCGCTGTCAGCCTCGGGCTCCTCTGCCGCGGGGGACAGGGGGAAGGCCGCCAGCGGGTTGTCCTCCTCTTCGTCTTCCTCCTCCTTCAGAGTGCTGACGTCGACCTCCTTGCCGTACGGCCCGTAGACC